TTTATTCAAATATTTTTTGTATATTATAGTGTAATTAAAATTTTATATCATGGGAGCTTTACCAGAATTTGAAAATGTAGATAATGCTAGATCTACGATGCCTGAGTATAAATCAAAACTTACTCAGATGTACCAGTACCTAAACAGGTCGGTAAATAAGTTTTTCTTTGATTGGGGATACAAACTTGCTACACAACGAGTATATGCCAATAATACTGCTGCTTTAGCTGCAGGATTGAAAAAAGGAGATTGGTATGTTACTTCAACAGGACCAGCACCTGCAGGTGACTTAATAGTTAAGATTGTACAATAATTAAACTATTAGTCATGGCAGATATTAATGTAGACAGACAACTTGCTATAGAAATAATAGATACTATTACTGTAGATACAATTGTACCTCAAGTATATGTATTATTACAATACTCTACAACAGGTGATGAAAAAGCTGCAGCACTTACAAAAATACTACAAGGATTACTTTCTCTTGGAGTATATCCAAGTGTAGATATGGCTTATCTAAAAGGTGTTCCTGTAGGAACTTTTGTAGTTATTGATGATCCAGAAACTCCTGAAACAGATTATTCAGTTCAAGTAGTTAGATCTACAGGCAGAAGAAATGATGGTGATCTTATAGCTGATGCTGAAACTCGTATTTAATTAAAATAATTTATCATGTCAAATAGTATTGGTAATTTAAAAAATAGTGGTTTACAGGGGAATAACTTCCCCTGGCAACTTAAAATGTTGATAGGACAGGAGTGTATATGTGATCAACTAAAACTAGCAAATGATATTCTTCAAGATATAGATGATAATACTGATCAAGTTGAGCCATTGCTAGTACAAATATTGACTGCCATTCAAAATGGTACTGACTATGAAGCAGCTCTTGTAGTAGATAGTACTGGTGCAACATGGTTAGAGGTAAGAATTTGGAATGGAACTACCTTTGATCCACCTGTATATTTTTTAGCTGGATCAAATACTCCAGGAACTCCTGTTGCTCCTATTACATATGTTAATCCTAATAGTTACTTAGCACAGATTGTATCATATACATCTAATTTAGTGTCTATAGAAAGTTTAACTTCTAGTATCAATACTTTAGTAACTAATATTAATACTAATCTATCACCTGTATTAAGAACTCCAAGAATTGCTACGGTAGTAAATACTACTGGTTCAACACCTGCTGGAGCATTTAGTTTTTCTATTGCTAATGTAGGATCTGCATCAGGACTTGTAGATGGTGAAGTATTACCAGCAGGAGTTACTATTAATTATGATGGTGGAACTTTAAATAATACACTAGATGCTATATTCTTTGATGCAACAGGAACAACCTTTGTAGTAACTTGGATTATATAATTTTATGAGTACTACTATTCATACTGATAATGCTCAAGCTGTATTAAATCAGTTAGCTAGTGGTTCTTTCTATGATACTACTACACAAACTACTGGAATATCTACTGCAAAAGCAATGAAATTAAACAGTGTAGATCCTGCAGCTACTAATGGTGTGTCTATAGTAAATGATTTATTTGGTGATCCTACTGAAATTACAGTAACTCAAACAGGAGTTTATAACATTGCTTTTTCTGCTCAATTACATAAAACATCAGGTGGAGGAGCAACACAGGTTTATATTTGGTTTAGAGTAGATGGAGTAGATGTTCCGGATAGTAACACAACACTTACATTAGCAAATAATGGTGATTTGTTAGTAGCAGCTTGGAACTTTTTTACACAAATGAATGCAGGAAGTAATGTTCAAATCATGTGGCAAGCTAGTGCATCTTCTATAGAATTACTTAGAAATACTACAGTTGCACCATTACCAGCAATTCCTTCTGTAATTGCTACCATAAATAGAGTAAGGTAACTCAGAAGATATATTAGGAATGTACATATCAATAGATTGAAAAGACATAATTAGATAAACTTAAAAACAATGAGTACATTAGTACAAATATCTGGAACAAGTTCAGAGTTTATTGAACAATTAATAGAGTTAAGTTCAGTAGAAATTCTTACACTTGGAACACCATTTGAATTATTACCAGCACCGGGAGCAGCCCAGTATTATGTTATAGATAGGATACAAATAGAGTATAAATTTAATGGTACAGCATATGTATTTCCATCTTCCCCTACATTTTATTTAGATGGATGTTTTGATTCTTATGTAGATAAAACATTATTAACAAGTGCAACAGATTCAGTTTGTGTTATATCTGGTAATCTTAGAAATACATTAACAGTTGGTAGTGGTTCAGGATCTGTACAAGTTAAAACTAACAAAGATGTACTAAATGCTAATCTTGTAATGGGTACTCCAAATGGTGATAATCCTACAACAGGTGATGGCTCATTAAGGATTAAAATCTACTATAAGATAGAAACTTTTGGAGCTTAGTTAATAAACTAAGTATTTATACGTAATATCAAAAATTTTTTGTATATTATTAGTATATATTTAGAAAATGAAAGAAGAGGCAACTTCAGGTTTTATAGGATTCACAAGTCCACTTGATTTTTTTTACTCACTTGTTGGTGCTAAAAATTGGTCTGTCAACTGTTGTGCTGCATTTATTGCAGGAATTACATCATTTATTACAAACTACATATGGGATGACCCAACAGCTGTATTTACACTGTGGTCATTAATGTTTGCAGATTGGATTTCAGGAATTGCAAAAGGGATAATTAACAAGAGATTTGTAAGTTTTAAAATATGGAGAATGCCTTTATATTTTGTAGCTACATCTTATATTTTACATATATCCTGGTACATGGCAAAGAGTAATGGAATATACTACTACTTGCCTGCAGTTGTAATAGGAGGATTTTATTCAGTATATTTTGTATCTTTGTTGGAAAATCTAGGAGATATAAATTTACTTCCTAAATCTTTAGTAAGAGTATTAAAGTCTAGATTTGGATTAAAAAAATTAATAGAGAAAGAAAATGGAGAAAAATCTGAGACAAAGATGGAAAGCTAAAACACCTAAGTTTTGGAAGAAAGTTCAGAAAATTGCAATTATAGCAGGTACAGTTGCAGGACTTATTATTGCTGCACCAATTGCATTACCAGCTACCATAGTAACTGCAGCAACATATGTAGTAACTGCTGGTACAGTAGCAGCTACATTATCTCAGTTAACAGTAGAAGATAGTAAAGAGAAAGAAATTACAAATCCATAAATTATAAATAATGACTAAAAAAGCAAAAAAAATAGAAGACATTGAGGTGGAAGTAAAAACCAAAAAAGTCAAAGCTAAAGTAAAGAAGGAAGGCAAGAAAGTAGATGTAGTAGTTGATACTCCTAAAGTAGATGTTGAAGTTCACACAGATGAAGTAAAGAAAGAATTTACACTAGACAGTAAAAAACTTGATGTGAATGTAACAAAAACAGAAGAAGGTACAAATGTTACAATAGAAGCAGAAAACAATTTTCTTAAAAAAGCGGGAGAATGGCTTTCAAAATTTTTTGTAAATAAGTTTAATAAGAAGTAATGAGTGTATTAGATTTAAATAAGATTAAACAAGTACCACTTTCTGAAAAACAATATGTCAAGGAAGAGACTAAAAAACTTCAGATTGTACTTCACCACACAGCAGGAAACTCTTCAGGTCCTGGAACAATTAAGATGTGGGATAATGATGATAGAGGTAGAATAGCTACCTGTATCACTATATCTGGTAAAGGTTTATCTAAAGATACAATTGATGGAGAAATCTGTCAAGCATTCTCTTCTAAATACTGGGCTTACCATTTAGGTATTAAGCCAGATGTATTTAGAGCAAATGCTTTACCATATAGATCATTGGATCCACTTGCAATTGGTATTGAAATATGCAACTGGGGTCCACTAGAAAATAGAAATGGTAAGTATTATAACTATGTAGGTAGAGAAGTACCAGGAAGTCAAGTATGTGAACTTTCTGTACCATACAAAGGTCATAAATACTACCATGCTTATACAGATGCTCAAATTGAGTCAGTAAAACAATTGCTATTATATTGGAACAAAATCTGGGGAATTCCGATTAAGTATAATGAGAAAGACATGTGGGAAGTATCTAAGAATGCTCTTTCTGCAGAACCAGGTTTGTATACTCATAATTCTTATAGAAGAGATAAATCAGATGTCTCTCCTCAACCTAAGTTAATTGCAATGCTTAAAAGTTTAGTGTGATGAAGTTTAGAAATAATTGGAAAAATCATAAACCTAGTTGGAAAGCATTAACTATAAGATGTAGAATTTCTATGGTAGATTTTTTTTCAATTGAACTTGATCCTGCAAGAAACTTTTATTCAATAACAATTTTAAATCTTACAATTAAGAATAGATAGACCTATACTACATATAGTGATCCAGGTATGTTCTATGCCTGGATTTTTTGTTTAAATATTTCTGGTTTAAACTTTTCTTGTATATTTGTGTAAACTTAAAATATATAAAAAATGGAAAACACAGAAAAAGAAAGAGTATTTACTCCAGAAGAATTAGAAGCAAAAAGAAAAGAAATGCTTAAATTTTATAAGGATTCAATGCCCTATTTAAAAGCTCAGTATGAACATGAAGAGTTATTAATGAAGATTGATGAAGTAAGATTTAAAAGAACAAGTCTTCAAATGCAATATGCAATGATGATGAATCAAATGGAAAATGGCCCTGAAGGTGAAGAAGATGACAAGGAAGAATATCCATTCCCAACACCACAAGAAGTATCTAATGCAGAAGCCATTTCTAGAAAACTTAAAAAGAACTAAAAATGGCTATAGTAAATCAAGTACAAAAGAAAGTAATAATGTCTAAAAAAGATGTTATTAAATTTCAGATACTTACTCATTGTTATATAAATAGAATAACATTGAGTGATTCTGACTTAGAGTGCTTGACTTTGCTTAGTACAGTTGGACCAATTGAATTGTCTAGTTTTTGTTTTGAAGCTTCTGATGAATATAGCATATTCAAGTCAGAGCAAACAGTAAGAAATTGTATTAATAAATGTGAAAAAAATAACTTAATATCAAAAGATGCTAAAAACAAAAAAATAGTAATGATAAATCCTAATTTAAAAATTCAAACAGAAGGCAGTGTATTGTTAGATTATAAATTTCTTGGCAAATGATTCCAAAAAAATCTAGTCAGTTATATAAAGAGTTTGCAGAAGAAATAAATGAACCTGTAGAACTTATAGAAGATTTAATACAAACATACTATAAGAGTATTAGAAATAATTTAACAAATCTTACTTATCCTAGAATTAATGTTGAAGGATTGGGCCAATTTGTTGCTAGGCCAAGTTTAGTAAAGAAATCAATTCAACGGTATAAAAAAGCTTTAGATTCTCATGACACTTCTACTTTTAAAGCATACTATAATAAAAAAATGCTTGAAGATAAAGTAGAGTGTCTTGAAAATCTAGAAAAGAAAATAGATGAATTAGAACTAAAAAAACAAGAGTTTAAAAAACAAAAAGATGAAAACAAGTCTCAAAGAAATTTGGAAGAACCGGAAACAGATAATTGAAGGTATAACAAATTCAATTGTTAAAGATGAATTTGTAGAGCATGTTTCAGAATTAAGAATGGAAATCTGTAATGTGTGTCCTGATAAAGACATAGAAGGTAAAGAATGTGTTATGCCTGGTACTCAACCATGTTGTTCTTTGTGTGGTTGTTCTTTATCATTTAAAACAAGATCTCTATCAACTTCATGTCCTGCAAAAAAATGGGCATCCATAGTATCAGAAAAGAAAGAAGATCAATTAGACAGCTTATGAGTATATTTTTTAATGCACAAGATCATAGTTACAAGAGTATAGACAATGAACATAACATTGTCTGGTATAGTGTAACTACAGTTATATCCTCATTAAAGAAACCTTTTGATGCTAAAAAAACAGCAGAAAAAGTTTCTAAAAAACAAGGATCCAAATGGTTTGGAATTGAACCAAAAATTATTCAAGATATTTGGAGTAATGAAGCTAAGAGAGCTACAGACTTAGGAACATGGTATCATAATCAAAGAGAAGATGATTTGTGTTCTTTAGCATCAATAGAAAGAGAAGGTGTAACTGTTCCAATATTTAAACCACTGCCGTTAAAAGATGGTATTAAATATGCACCAAATCAAAAACTTGAACCAGGAGTTTATCCAGAACATATGGTTTATTTAAAGTCTGCTGGTATTTGTGGTCAATCAGATTTAGTTGAAGTTGTAAATGGAAGAGTTAATATCATTGACTATAAAACTAATAAAGAAATTAAGATGGAGTCATTTAAGGACTGGGAGGGAATTTCAGAGAAGATGCTCCATCCAGTTTCTCATTTAGATGATTGCAACTTTAACCACTATGCTTTACAATTGAGTATTTATATGTATATTATACTTAAGCATAATCCTAAGTTATTGCCAGGTACAATATATATTCATCATATTAAATTTGAGACAGATGGTAAAGATGACTGGGGATATCCTGTAGCAAAGAAAGATATGAATGGGGACCCAATTGTAAAAGATGTTACTCCAATTCCAGTACCTTATTTATATGATGAGGTAATTGCTGTAATGAATCATATAAAAGAAAGTCCTACCTTTATTAAAAAGAAATAAGATGTATGCAAAACTATTTGATGTTCAAAACGGTGTAGTAATACCTACTGAACATTGTTATACACTAAAGGCTCTTAAAGATGTTATGGATGAGTATCCAGATGATTATTTAAAAGTTTACCTCTATTTGTTTTACATGTGCTGTCCTAATCCAGACATGAATCCTTTTTTCTTTGTGCCAGAACAAGATAAAGAGTATATTATTCTAAAAGAAATAGAAGCAGAGTTTTCTACTGAGGATGACACAATCTTTGCAGCATTAAGGTTTTGTGAAAAGATGTATGAAACACCTACATCCAGAGCATACAAAGGTATTGCATCTATGTTAGATAGATTAGCTAGATATATGGAAATAACACCTATTACACATGGGCGGGATGGTAATATGAATTCATTAATAGCTGCTGCTAAAAATTATGAATCAATAAGACAATCTTTTAAAGGAGCATACAAAGATCTTCAAGAAGAACAATCAAGTAAAGTAAGGGGTGGGCAAGGATTAGCCTATGATATGTAATGAGTGAGATTTACCAAGATATACCAACTTATGAAAACGGAAAGTGGACAACCACAAGTTTTGAATCCAGAGAGGACTTCAAGCAGTTTATCCTTAATAACATATTTAAGGAACCAGGAAAATACCAATTCAACGAGCTTACCAATGAATTATTTATTTCAGAGTCAACCAAATTTAAAAAGGATGGAGTATATTGCACATCTCCTTTTAAATCCAAAGACTACATAAATTATTGGGAAGAACAAAAAGTTAGATGTAGAAAAGGCCTATTAGTTAAAGATGGAAATCTAACATGGTATGTCTGCAGAGAATATTATATGTGGTTAAACTTCTTACCTATCTTTGATAAAGAACAACAGAAGTTTGACTTTGCTAAAATCAGAGATGCCCAATATCATATGGCTCTTTATGAGATGTTAGCAGAACTTTCATACAAACATGTAGCTATCTTAAAGAAAAGACAGATAGCATCATCATATTACCACATGGGTAAACTCATTAACCAACAATGGTTTGAGGCAGGGGTTACATTGAAAATAGGAGCCAGTCTTAAAGATTATATTAATGAGAAAGGATCTTGGAAATTCTTACAAGAATATGCAGCTTTCTTAAATGAGCATACTGCATGGTATAGACCTATGTCTCCAGACAAGGTTATGATGTGGCAACAAAAGATTGAAGTAAGAAAAGGAGATAGAAAGAATGAAGTTGGTCTTAAAGGAACTATACAAGGTATGTCCTTTGAAAAAGATCCTACTAATGGTGTCGGTGGACCAGTTAAATACTTCTTTCATGAAGAGGCAGGAATTGCTCCTAAGATGGATCAGACATATGAGTACATGAGACCTGCAATGAGATCTGGTTTAATTACTACAGGTATGTTTATAGCTGCAGGATCTGTCGGTGATTTAGGTCAATGTTTACCATTAAAGGATATGATTTTAAATCCAACATCAAAAGATATATATGCTGTAGAAACAGATCTTATTGATGATAAAGGTACTATAGGTTTGTCAGGTTTATTTATTCCTGAACAATGGTCCATGCCTCCATATATTGATGACTATGGTAATTCACTTGTAGAAGAAGCATTAGAAGCTTTGAATGAGCAGTTTAAACAATGGAAGAATGAATTAGCCCCAGAAGAGTATCAATTAAGAATATCTCAGCATCCTAGAAATATTCATGAGGCTTTTGCAAATAGAACAGTTTCTGTATTCCCTACTCATTTACTTGCTGCACAACAAAGAAGAATTGAAGATAAAGAATATGGATTTGAGTTCTTAGATATATTTACAGATGAAAATGGAAAGCCTGCAGTAAAGAGTAGTAATAAAAGACCAATTACTGAATTTCCTGTAAATAAAAAGACAGAGGATAAGACTGGATGTTTAGTAGTTTGGGAAAGACCAATGGAAAATCCAGAATTTGGTAAAACATATTTTGCTTCTATTGACCCCGTATCAGAAGGTAAAACAACAACATCAGAATCATTGTGCTCTATTTATGTAATGAAATCATCTACTGAAGTAAGAAAGGTAAATGCTGTAGAAACAGAAACCTACATAGAGCAAGGTAAGATAGTAGCTGCATGGTGTGGAAGATATGATGATATAAATAGAACACATCAAATGTTAGAACTTATAATAGAATGGTATAATGCCTGGACTATTGTAGAGAATAACATTTCACTTTTTATACAGTATATGATATCTAGAAAGAAACAAAGATATTTAGTACCAAAAAGTCAAATTCTTTTCTTGAAGGATTTAGGAGCTAATGCTAATGTGTATCAGGAATATGGATGGAAAAATACAGGTTCTTTATTTAAAGCACATCTTCTTAGTTATGCCATAGAATATACTAAAGAAGAATTAGATGTAGAAACTAAACCAGATGGTACAATTGTTAGAACAAAATATGGTATTGAAAGAATTCCGGATCCAATGCTAATAAAAGAAATGCAAGAATATTCTGATGGAGTCAATGTGGATAGATTGGTTTCATTTGCTGCATTAGTTTCATTTATAAAAATACAAGAGTCAAACAGGGGTTTTGCTAAAGTTGTAATTATGGATGATGCAGCTAAAAACTTGCAAAAGTCAGAAAATTTGTTTAAATTAAATAAGAACCCGTTTCGTAATGTTGGAAAGGGTTCATCTTTTAATTCACAAAGTTTTAAAAGATCACCTTTCAAAAATTTTAAATAAGAGCTATGCAGGTATATAACGCAATGCAATTAAAGAATGGAGCTAAAGTCCAACACAACAGATTAGGTAGTGTGACTCAACCTCTTCAATTTCTTACTAAAAAAGAAAAAGATGAGCAATGGGCTGCTTGGAATTTAGATTGGTTAGAATGGAATGGTCTAAGACAAATTAGAAGAAATGCCCGCAGGTTTATGAAAAATTATAAACTTGCTAAAGGTATTATAGATAGAACAGATTATATAGTTGAGGAAGATAATGAATACAGAGACATAGTTGAGTTATTAACTAAAGAAGATGCCTCAGCTTTTGAATTAAAATTCTATCCAATTATTCCAAATGTAATTAATGTTCTAGTATCTGAATTTGCAAAAAGATCAAGTAAATTAAGTTATAGAGCAGTTGATGATATTTCATATAATGAAATGCTTGAGCAAAAAAGAATGATGATAGAGGAAACTCTATTAGCAGATGCTCAAACCAAAATTATTTCTGCATTAATAGAGCAAGGTCTTGATCCTAATTCTCCAGAAGCTCAACAACAAATTGCTCCAGAAAAACTCAAGACACTTCCAGAAATTGAAAAGTTTTTTCAAAAAGATTATAGATCTGTAATTGAACAGTGGGCAACTCATCAACATAAAGTAGATGTTGAAAGATTTAGAATGGATGAACTTGAAGAAAGAGCATTCAGAGACATGCTTATTACAGATAGAGAGTTCTGGCATTTCCGCATGATGGAGGATGATTATGAAGTAGAACTTTGGAATCCAGTAATTAGTTTCTATCATAAATCTCCAGATAATAGATACATCTCTCAAGCAAACTGGGTAGGTAAAACAGACATGTTTACTCCATCAGATGTAGTTGACAAATTTGGATATTTGATGAATGAAGGTCAGATGGAAGCATTAGAAGCCATTTATCCAATTAGATCAGCAGCTTATAATATTGGTGGTCTTCAAAATGATGGAGCTTTCTATGATGGAACTAAATCACATGATTGGAATACAAACATGCCATCTCTTGCCTACAGACAGTATACATCTTTTATGGGTGGTAATGTACTTGATGGATCAGATGTTATAACTCAAATACTAGCTGAAGGAGAAGACTACTATGATCAAGGTACAGCTTATCTACTAAGGGTAACTACAGCTTATTGGAAATCACAGAAGAAAGTAGGACATCTTACAAAAATATCTGAAACCGGAGAAGTATTAACAGAAATTGTAAGTGAAGATTATTCAGTATCAGATAAACCAATTTATGATACTAGACTTTTTAAAGGCAAGAGTAAAGATAATTTAGTATTTGGAGAACACATTGATTGGATTTGGATTAATGAAGTATGGGGAGGAGTTAAAATTGGTCCTAATATTCCTTCATTCTGGGGTATGAATAATCCAGGAGGATTTACTCCAATATATCTTGGAATAGATAAACCTAAAATAGGTCCTTTAAAATTCCAGTTTAAAGGTGATAATAGTTTGTATGGATGTAAACTTCCTGTAGAAGGTTCTATATTCTCAGATAGAAATACAAGATCTACTGCACTTATTGATTTAATGAAGCCATACCAGATTGGATACAACATAGTAAACAATCAGATAGCTGACATCTTAGTAGATGAACTAGGTACTATTATAATGCTAGACCAGAATACATTACCAAGACACTCATTAGGAGAAGATTGGGGTAAAGGTAACTTGGCTAAAGCTTATGTAGCAATGAAGAATTTTCAGATGCTACCATTAGATACTTCAATTACTAATACTGAAAATGCATTAAACTTCCAGCATTTCCAAAAGCTAGATCTGTCACAGACAGAAAGATTACTTTCTAGAATACAACTTGCAAATCACTTTAAGCAACAAGCTTATGAAGTAATTGGTGTTAACCCACAAAGAATGGGACAACAGTTATCTCAAATGACAGCTACTGGTGTAGAGCAAGCTGCTGCTGCATCTTATGCTCAAACAGAAACCTACTTTATACAACACTGTGATTACTTAATGCCAAGAGTACATCAGATGAGAACTGACTTAGCTCAGTACTATCATTCTACAAAACCTTCTACAAGGTTGACATATATTACAGAGGCAGATGAAAAAGTTACTTTTCAAGTTGACGGTACGGATCTTCTAATGAGAGATCTAAATATATTCTGTAGTACTAATGCTAATCATAGAGCTGTCTTAGAACAGTTAAAACAAATGGCAATACAAAACAATACTACAGGAGCTTCTATATATGACATAGGTAAAGTAATACAGTCTGAGTCAATCTCTGAAATAAATACTGTTCTCAAAATGTCTGAGAAAAGAATACAAGATCAAAAACAAGCTGAACTGCAACAACAACAGCAAATGCAACAAGAACAACTTGCTTCAGCTGAGAAGCAAAAACAAATGGAGATTGATGCTGCTGCTCAAAGAGATGATAAGATGATTCAGAAAGACATTACTGTTGCTGAGATTAGAGCTGCAGGATATGGTTCAATGGCTGATATTAATCAAAACCAAGAGTCTGACTTTAGAGATGCTATGAAAGAAATCAGAGAAACTGAACAATATCAAGGTCAAATGGATGTACAAAGACAGAAACAAAGTGATGATATGGTAAAGCATTCTCAGAAAATGAATATGGAACAACAGAAGTTACAAGTACAACAAGATATAGCCAATAAACAATTAGAGATAGCTAGAGTAAATAAAAACAAGTATGATGCTGGCAGCTCAAACAAAAAGAAAAAATAGACTTAGCTATATAGTGCAAAAAAAGAATTTTTAACTTTTAAATTTTCCAAGTTTATTTTGTATATTATTATGTAAACAAAAACCAACAGAATGGAAACAACCAACAACAGACCTGAAGATCAGGTACAAGATTCTACAACGGTAGGACAAATTGATGTAGACATTGATGCTCTTTTTGGTGTTCCTGGTGCAGAAAATATAATGCTGCCAGATGATCAAAAAGAACCAGAAAAAAAATCTGTTTTTACAGCAGAAAAAACAGACATGTCGTTCTTTGATAATCCTGCAGCACAATCTCCACAAGAGAAACTTGAAGCTGCAGAAAAGAAAGCAGAAGTTGAAGAGACTATTGCTGAGCTTGATGGTTTAATTTCTCAAGAAGAAGAAGCTGGTAATAAAGGAAGACCTAAAGTAGATAAGTCAGGTCTTTATGAGTTAGCTACAAAAATGATTGAGGAAGGTACTTTAATGGCTTTTGATGATGACAAACCTTTAGAAGAATACACTACTAAAGATTTCAGAGAGTTATTTGAAGCTAACTTCCAAGAGAGAGAAGCAGCAATTAGAGAAAATACTCCAAAAGAATTTTTTCAGTCTTTGCCACAAGAACTCCAATATGCTGCTAAGTATGTAGCAGATGGTGGTACTGATCTTAAAAGCTTATTTAGAACACTTGCTCATGTGGAAGAAATTAGAGATTTAAATCCTAATAATGAAAATGATCAAGCAGAAATTGCAAGACAGTATCTTTATGCTACACAGTTTGGAACTCCAGAAGAAATTGAATCTGAAATTGAAGACTGGGCAGAACTTGGAAGACTAGGACAAAAAGCTCAACAGTTTAAGCCAAAGTTAGATAAGATGCAAGAAGCAATTGTAAATAAACAATTGGCAGAACAAGAGTACAAAAGACAACAACAAGCTACACAAGCAAAGGCCTACCAAGATAATGTATACAATACACTTTCAGTAGGTGAACTTGGTGGAATTAAGTTGGATAGAAAAGTACAGAGTCATCTTTACTCAGGATTAGTTCAACCAAACTATCCTTCAATTTCTGGTAAACCTACAAACTTACTTGGACACTTATTAGAGAAGTATCAGTTTGTAGAACCAAGACATGATCTTATTGCTGAAGCTCTTTGGTTACTTTCTGATCCTGATTCTTATAGAAACAGAGTAAGAGAACAAGGAAGTAAAGCAGCTACAGAAAAAGTAGTAAGACAACTTAAAACAGAAGAATCAAGAAAAAATACTTCTTCAAATGGATTAGATGATCAAATGCAACAAAGAGGAACTTCTAAACCAACAAGAACAATCAACCGTGGAACTAATAATATGTTCAAACGGTTTTAATTAGTAACAATTTAAATAACAAATAAAAATGGCAACTCCAGTTTTAAACAATGGTATCTTTCTACGGGATACAGCTTACCAAGCAAGTTCACACGTAGATTCTTACCACTTGGTTAACATGTTGAAGGATGCAGAACCAATGGACTTAGGTCCAGTAGACCTTTGGGCAATGGCTCAGAAGGTGGAAATGCCTCTTTACCAAATGTCTAGCTTTGGTGGTAAAAATGTAATTATGGTTGACAACCATAGAGGGGAATATAGATGGCAGACTCCTGTATCTATTGATCTTCCTTATATTGTTGAAGACATTGAAGACCCAAACAGAGTTTTAGGTACTGATGGTTCAACCTTTAAAATTAAAATCAACAGACGTGAGTTTGGACATGGTGATATCATCACTTATGACAAATACAATGGAGTTGAAATGTACATTACTGATGAAGATATTCTACAAGTAGGAGATGCTTTCATCTATACAGTACAGTTGGTAAACAATGACAACTATAAATTCCTAGATCACAAATACCTTACTGAGGGAACTAAAATCTTCCGTAAAGGTTCTGCTAGAGGAGAGTATGGTGAAAGATTCTCTGACATCACAACAAGAACTTCATTCCGTGAGTTCTATAACTTTGTTGGTGGTGCTGAGGCTCATGTTCACTATTCAGTATCTTCTAGAGCTGACTTGATGATCAAAGGAGGTATGAATGCAGATGGTACAGTTCCTGTAACTGAGATCTGGAGAAACTTTACATCTAACAATGATCCATCTATTTCTTCATTAGAAGATATGATCAAAGTTATGGGTAAAGACAAAGTAAAAAAAGCATTTGACAATGGAGATCTTTCTAGAACTTTCTTAACTCAAATGGAAGCTGCTCACTTGTCTAAAATTGCTATTGACATTGAAACTTACTTAATGTGGGGTCATGGTGGTAGAGTACGTCAAGATGGTCCAGATGATCTAAGAATGTCTGTGGGTCTTTGGAAGCAGTTGGATAACTCATTCAAGAGAGTATACAACAAAAATAACTTTACATTGGATTTGTTCCGTGGAGAAATCTACAACTTCTTCAATGGTAAGGTTGAGTTCCAAGGTCCAGATCCAAACAGATCATTGATTGTACAAACCGGTATGGGAGGTATGAGAATGGTAAATGAAGCTATCAAGAGAGAAGCAGTTGCTTCAGGTCTTGTAATTCAAGCTGCTGATATTGGTGCAATCACTGGTAAAGGTATGGACTTGAACTTTGGATTTGCTTACACTTCTTATGTTATTCCATTCTTGGCTAATGTTAAGTTTGTGTTGAACCCAGCATTTGACAACATCCATACAAATGATATTGAGAACCCAATCATTGATGGTTTCCCATTATCTTCTTACTCATTCATTATCTTTGACATCACTGATAATACTAATGACAATATCTTCTTATTGAAGTTGTCTTGGGATAATCAATTGAAGTGGTGGTATCAAAATGGTACTATGGACTATATGGGCCGTACACAAGGATTCCAGTCTTCTGGTCAATTCAATGGATACCGAGTAATGATGACTCAAACATTCCCAGCTATTTGGGTTAAGGATCCAACTAAAGTCCTTAAGATTGTTATGAGAAACCCAGTAACAGGTGGCTCTTTCTAATCCATCATATATCAAAAGAGGGAGGGGGAAACTCCTCCCTTTTTATATTTTAAACTAAAAATCAACAAATAAAAACCAACATGGAAACACAATTTACAATGGTAGAAACTACCAGCACAAAAAAAACAAAACTAGCTATCAGACCTTTTGTTGATAGCCAAAGTACTAACATGGGTCTTGAAGAATATGGTCTAGCTCTTTATGATGGTGTAAGACACCAAGAACAACTTGCATGTCTTGAAAGTAATGGAGTAATTAGATATGTAACAGGACTTAATGAATTTGCTCCAGAAATAAAATTATTACCAGAAGAAGAGAAGCAATCTAGAGTAAGACAAATAAGAGAGTGCATTGCTGATTTAGAAAAGGAGTTAGCAGCAAATATTCTTGATCCTGAAAGTAAAGACTTCTGGAATCAGGTAAAATTATTAAAGCCTGATAATGCAGAGTTCTGGAATAAAATAGAAATTAAATGTGGTAATGAACCAGTGTTCTTAGATCTTAATAATCCTTTTGACAAAATAAAATATTATGCTATTGAAGCAGGAGGTTTTTCTATTGTAGCTAAAAGTTATGAAGATGCAAGATCAAGACCGGTGCCACCTAAGTTCTACTTAGATAAAGAACAAGAAACTTCAATGATCAGAACAGAGTACAAAAAACTCCGTAACAAAGCATTGGCAGAACTTCAAAAATTATTTGATAAAAACAGTACTAAGTTATTCTATATTGCAAAAATTGTAGATGGTGATAGTACACAATATAGAAAATCTACTCCACTAGATATTATTTATGAAAATATGGATAACCATATTAATGGAATAGGATCTGAGGGGAACAAAGAAAGGGCAGCAAAATCCTTTATAGATGCAGTTAATTTAGACATGGAAACATTAAAAATTAAATCAATTGTACGTGATTCCAGTTTTTTTAAGTATATTATAAGTAAGGCAGATGGATATATATACCATGCTAAGACAGGAAGTCTTCTTGGTAGAAATGTATCTGATGTTATTGAGCATTTAAAAAACCCTTTACATGAGGATATTTTAAATGATCTTAGCTCATCTGTTGAAAAAGTTTGGAACTCTTAAAAGTTAAATAAAATGAAAAAAGTATCTAAAGCTATGTATGGCAAAACAATGATGAAAACAGGAGGTATGGTCAATTCTAATGCAAAAGTTTTTGCAGACAAAACTGCTGGATCTAAAGGAACTAAAGTTGGTCTCAACAAAAAAGTTGCTAAACCAAAAAAATAAAAAATAGTAATGCCAAAAGATGCATGTTATCATAGTGTAAAAGCAAGATATGCTGTATTCCCTTCTGCTAGGGCTTCTCAGGCTATAGCAAAGTGCAGAAAAAAATCCGGCAAAGTTAGAAAAACTAAGGAAGGATCTGAACTTAAAAGATGGGAAAAAGAAAAATGGCAAGATACTAAAACAGGAAAAGCTTGTGGTGCCGGTGGTAAAAATGAATACTGCCGGCCTACAAGAAGAGTATCTAAGGATACTCCTAAAACAAAAAGTGAATTATCTCCTTCTAAACTAAAAGCTAAAAAAGCTGAGAAGTCTAGAGTAGGTATGGGAAGAAGAGTTAAAAATGTTTAATTTAAAAATATATAGTCATGGCAGATCCAGATTACAGAAAACAAAGTAAAGGTATCTTTAGAGATAGAACTAAAGATTATGATATTTTTAAAGGTACAATTACTAAAACTGTAAGAAATAAAGATGGTGACAAGCTTAAAAAAGTAACTAAATATGTAGACAAAGATAAGCTTGAAAATAAAGTAGATAGAATGAAAGCAAGAGATGCTTTTCTTAAAGAAGAAAATGATCCTTTTGATTCTAGTAGTTCATTTGCTAAAAGGGGTGGATCAGTTATTAAAGGTTCAGTTTTAAGAAGACAATCTTCTTCTAGTGGATTAAGAACATCAAAAAAACATAAATAGTTATGGCAATTAAGAAAACAACAACTACTAAGAAAGCTCCTGCTAAGAAGTCATCTTCTTCACTTGGTATCTCTATTATGGGAGGCAACAAGGCTGAGATGAGAAAGTGGGAAGTTGAATCTGCTATGTCTACATTAAAAAGGGCAGCTGAGATTCAGAAAGATGCTAAGCTTATGACAGATGTAAAGAAGATGGCACAAGAGCAAGCTAAGATGTTTACTAATCTTGCTAATGGTAAAATGAAATAGTAATGGCAAAGTCAGCAGCTTGGCAAAGAAAAGAAGGTAAAAACCCATCAGGTGGTTTGAATGCTAAAGGTGTTGCTTCCTATAGAAGAGAGAATCCAGGAAGTAAACTTAAGACAGCTGTAACTACCAAACCTTCTAAACTTGATCCAGATAGTAAGTCTGCTAAAAGGAGAAAATCTTTTTGTGCCAGAATGGAAGGTATGAAGAAAAAACTAACTGGTAAGAAAAAAGCTAATGACCCAGATTCAAGGATTAATAAATCTTTGAGGAAATGGAATTGTTAATTTATATATTTATATCAATATGAAAAAAATGGGATGTGCTAAATGTGGTGGCACAATGAAAAAAATGGCAAAAGGAGGTGCTGCAGGAGATTGTAAAAACAACTCTAAAAATAGATGTGGAGTATATCCTGACTGTGTACCATGTACTAGTCAAAAAATTGCTGCTGGTGTATTTGGTGCTGGTGCAGCAATTGCTTCTGCTGTAGGTTCATTAAAAGGAGTTCAAAGAATAAAAGCAGTTAATGAACTTAAAAGAAAAGCAGAAAAAGAAGGTAAAGATGTTAAAAGATCTGACATTAGAAAACAACTTAAAAAAGAAACATCTTTGCCTGTAGAAAGGAGAGGTGGTAGTGTTAAATTAAAAAGAAAAAAATAGTCATGAAAAAATGTATGCAATGTGGCGGTGCCACAAAGAAAATGCAAAAAGGTGGTTCACAAAAAATTGTTGGTATGCCTGGCTATAATGCTACTACTAGACCTATGCAAATGAAGAAAGGTGGTGCTACTAAATTTGGTATGCTTTCAGTAAAAGCTGGTATAGATAATAATCCTAAAGCAACAGCAGCTGATAGAATTGCAGGTGCTAAGAAAAGAGCTAGTAAAAAGAAAAAATAGTCATGGCTACTAAGAAGGATAAAAAATGGATACAAAAAGCAATCAATCCTAAACATAAGGGTTATTGTACTCCTATGTCAAAACCTACTTGTACACCTAAAAGAAAAGCTCTAGCTAGAACATTAAAAAAAATGGCTAAAAATAGATAACTATGAAAAAACCACTTAAACCTAATAATCCACTTAAAACATTTAATGATAATGTAGCTATGGCTCATATGAAAGCTGGTGGACAAATGAAAGCTTATAATAAGTATTTAAAGAAACTCCAAGGTGGAGGAGGATCTGGTATGGGAAGAATGGCTGCGGATGATGCTGCATTTGAAAACATGTTAAATCAGTATCCAGCATCTCCACCAGCAAAACCTAATCTTACACCACCAGCAGGAACTCCATCTGTTTATAGTAGTGTTAATCCTTCTACTGCTATGCAAAAAATAATGTCTATGAGTAAGCCAGAAGGTGTGATTGGTACACAGTCAATGCAATCAACACCAGCACCAAGACAAAGAGCTAATACATTGAATATGAGTGTTCCAACTTCAAGTCCTTATAAACAAAGAAGAGGAGGTGCTGTAAAAAATAAGAAAAGAAAATAAGCTATGCTTAATAGTACACTTACCATAAAGATTAAACAAAGACTCAATAAGCTTGACAGTCAAGATTATGATAATATAACTTGCTGGCAAATTGTTGAATCTTTTAATAAAGCTCAGGTTGAATGGGCTCGTAGACAGCTTCATGGTATAAATCTTACTAAAGAAGGTGATGAAGGTTCAACAAGAAGAAAAGATGATTTACAAATACTTCTTGAAACTTTTCCCTTAGCCATTGCAGATAAACAGTATTATTACAGAGGTACTTTACCAGAAGATTATCTTCAATGGAAAAGAGTAGATGCCCTTACTAGAAAGGACTGCTGTGATAAAAGATCTATGATGGTTTATTTAGCAGAAGAAGCTAACTTAAGAGAACTACTTAGAGATAAATCAAAACAACCAAGTTTTGAGTGGGGGGAAACTTTTGCAACATTAAAAGGAGGTAGTGTAAACATTTATACAAATAATGAATTTGATATAGATGAGGCAGACCTTATTTACTATAGACAGCCAATTAAAATACAAATTAATGGTTGTGTAGATCCATATACTAATTTAGCATCTACAGCTGAAGTACAATGTGAATTTAAGGATGATATAATAGAATTAATAATTGATGAAGCAGCTAGTATACTTGCTGGAGATATTGAATCAGGAAATCAATTCTCTAGAGGTACAGAAACTGCAGAAAGAAACAACTAAATATGGAAACTAAATCAAGACTTCTAAAAAGAAATGTTGAACCTACAAGAACTGTAAGTAGACCAGAACCTATTGTTAACCAACCAAAATCAGAACCTGCTAAACCACAACCAACACCAGATGCAGGTGTAGGAGGTAGCTCATTAGATAATATGGTTGCATCTTGTGCAGTAGAACTTATGAATGCTAGAAACAGTTTTCATAAACTTCATCTTAAAGTAACCGGTGAAGGCTCCTATGCAGCACATGTTGCAATAGGAGATTTTTATGATGGATTACCTGGACATGCTGATACATTAGTTGAAGGATATCAAGGTACTGCAGAAAAGATACTTACATTAAAAGATGTAGCTCCTAGAACATTGGATACAGTTGCTGATGGTGTAGGTTATCTTAGAGATCTTTATGCAATGATAAATAAACTTCAAGGACAATTACCCTATTCTGAAATTGTAAATAATCTAGACTTGGTTAAAGATTCTATTAACTCTACTAAGTATAAATTACTTTTCTTGAAATAATTTGGAGATTAAAAAACTTTTTACTATATTATAGTATATTTATTTATTAACTAAAAACAAAAACAATGTCTTATTTTAATCATGCCTTTAAAAAAACTATGGTGGCACAAAAAGTGTCAGGCCTAAGTGGGGTACAATTGGGAACATCGACAACAAATATGTTGAAACCAGGAGAAATTACATTTATTGATCCTAAAACATTTACAGTAGCACCACAACCATCAGGTTGTTGTGATGTAATTATTGCTACAGGCTCATTAATGAAAAATGACAAAATTGGTCCATTTGCTGGAGGTTATTTGGAGTCTAACAAAACTAAAACAATTAGACCTAAATATGTAAGCAAACTTTATTACTCTCCTGCTAATGAACCTGAAAGATATGTAACTCACGTAGGATACACTCCTTGGACTTATGTTAATCCACCATCAAGTTCTAACCCAGGAGAAACTGCTGGAGATTGTTGTAAACCATTCTTGTGTGGTGAAACTTATTATCTACGTTTAGATGTTAAAGGTTCTCCTGCATTAAGATTATTAAATCACAATGCATACTTAACACTTGAAGGATACACAGGATGTTGTGCAGATGACACTATTGCTCCTACACCAGTAGATCCTAGAAAAGTATATATTGCTTGGGCACAACAAATATTGAATTCACCGTTGATCAATCCATTTATATACCCAGTTGTAACATTTACAAACAATGCAGGTGCAGCATGGACTTATTACTATCCAAATGATGTAGATCTTACTGCATTACCTGTAATTGTAGGAGTAACATATAAGCATTATAGTGATTGGACTGAAGCAGCATATGTAAATACTATGTGTGCAGGTATTGTATTAACAGGTGCATACTATGAAACTAAGTTTGAAAACTGTACTTTCCAAGTAACTGACTTCTATGAAATAGAGCCAGTAAGAGTTTATGCTTCTGAAGTAGACTACACAGGATCTCCATGTGAATTTGAAGCACTTTGTGTTGGTGTAGAATGTTACGGAAGACAAGTAAATGGTATTGGTGAAACTGTAGTAAGAGATGTAATTCTTTCTGAATCTTACAGACAAAACCATTTTGCTACTGACTTCAGAATTAGAGAGATTACTCAAGGGTATGACATTCTTAATGCAGCTGGTATATCTAGAACTGGTCTTTATGACAGAATCTATTTACAACACAATGTACCAAGATTGTACAACCCAACTGGAACATTTGATAATGACCAATATGTTGTTGAACTTGTTGTTCCACAAGGTGATAATGTAGCATTAAATTCTGTTTGGAAAAGACTTCTTGCATGGTTAGAAAACTGTTCTGAGTGTAATATTCAAGATATTGGTAAAGGAATTCCTTGCGCAAGTCAAGTGGTTCCACTTCCAGGTGATGAAGCAGTTATAGATTAATATTTTTTGATAACTCATATAAAGGAGAGTGAGGGTTAATCTCTCCTCTCCTTTTTTATTATAGTATTATGGCAAATCATGTATTAAGTTTAGAAATTCCAACTGTTACAAATTCTTGTGTTTTTAAGATATTTGATACAAGTGTTTATTCTCCTTTAGTTGGAGTATTTAGACCAACACTATTTGTTACAGTACCTGGATTCAATTGTCCTAATGAAATAAGGTTTGTACCAGAATCAACACCAACTTATACAGCATGTGATTTTGGATTACAAACTGAAAATTGTGATAGTTCTTTTTTATCCTTACCTGATGGAATTTATATTGTAAAATATGCAATTGATCCAGAATGTAAGGTATATGTAGAATATAATCACTTAAGAATAACTTGTGCACTAAATCACTATGAAAAAATTCTTTGTGATATAGATGTTGCAGATTGTGATCCTCCAGCTAAAATAAAAGAAAAGTTGAAGGAACTTAGATTGATCAGAATGTATTTAGAAACTGCTAAAGCAAAAGTTGAAGTATGTCATAGAAGTCAAGAAGGCATGACATTATTTAATTATGCAGTAAGACTTTTAAATAAATTTGATTGTAGAAATTGTTAACCATTAAAAAACCAACAAATTATGGCAACATGTTCAAATTGTGGAAAAGCACTTTCCTGTGGATGTCAAAGAAAAACAGCTTCTAATGGTAGATCTGTTTGTAATGGATGTATAGGTTCATATGAAGATACTTTAAGAACTGAAAAAAATGCTGCAAGACAACAGACAAATACATCAGGAAATGCTGTGTATAGTAATTTATATAAGTTTATTAAAAGATGACAAAGACACCTATACCGGCTATTACTAACTTTCTAAAATTTGTAGAATGTTGTACTGGTACAGAAATATTTTTTAAAGGTTCATTGCCTATAGTAGGTGGACAAGTTTATCAATTTATAGGACTATCAGCATATGAGGGTTTAACACCTGGTACTTGTTATACAGTTACTCCAGAATATACAGGGGGAATAACACCATATCCTAGTCCACCGCCATTAGTTCAATTATCTTTAGTTGATCAAGATCTTAACTGTGATGCTCCAGTATGTCCTGATTGTCCAATACTGATTCAAAACTGTTATTTAATAATTCCATGTAATGGAGAAGAACCTATAATTTCTAATAACATTGCTTTTGAGGATTATATTGGAACTTTTGTAACTGTTATATCAGAACCTTTTACAGGATGTGCTTATGTTATTACTCTTGAAGATACTAGTTGTGAAGATGCAGTAGAGATATATCCTGATCCAGATATTCCATGTGACTGCTCTCTTCAGTGCTATTATATAGCAAATAGTAATGGGTTTTTCTATGTAGATGATACAGATACCTTGATAAATGTAACTGCTCTTAATGCTAATCCATATGTAAAGGTATGTTCTAAAATACCACCAATATTTCAAGAAACTGATACAGACTACATACTTGCTAGCTTTGGTCCTTGTGGTCCAGATGGATGTCCAGTAGTATGTCATAAATTAACACACTGTACTACAGGTGAAATAATTTATACAAATTCGGATACAATACTTCAATATGTATATGGTACAGATAACATTGTAAAAATTGTTGGTAGAGACGGTTGTTGGATTGCTTCAATATTAGACAGATTAGATATATGTGATTGTCCTATTGATGTTGTAGTAACATCTAGTTATGCAACATGTGAATTATGTATTGGTCCTATAGCATATAAATTAACTTCATGTGATAACAATGATGTTATATATACAATCTTAAATCTTGAAGCATATATTGGTCAAGTTGTAAAATTAGATTGTGGATGTTATATAGTTGAACAGATTAATATAATTCCTCCAAATCCACAAAATATTAAACTTGAAGATATATTTCCTGATTGTATTTCATGTACTAGAACTTATTATAAATTAACAGATTGTGCAGGAGTAGCAGATCCAATTATAACATACAGTGCCTTATCAGGATATGTTGGAGGGGTAATAAATATACAAAATTGTCCAGGATGTTGGATAGTATCTGAAACAACTGAATATTTAAATGCAACCACTGTAGTAGTTACAGCTACTTATCAAGATTGTGGAACATGTGGAGTAGATATAATATGTCAATGCAGTACAGTTACAAATTATAATGATGTAAGAAAAGTATACTCATACTATGACTGTGATAGAAATTTACAAGTAATAGCTTTAAATCCAGGAGAAACAAGCAGTAGAGAATGTCTTACAGAATGGGTTACAGATGATGCATGTTCTTGTCTTCAAGCTAATATTAGATATCTTGTAGGTGAAGTATTTCAAGAAACAAACTTTCAATTTGAAATAACAGATGAAATAGTTAATGGTTATCCTACCTATAAAGCTTGCATTAATTATATTGATGATCAAGAAATATTAAACATATGTTATACAATTGCATTTTATGACGGTTGTTGGTATGCTTTGTATACGGAGGTTAATCCTCTTGCACTAGGTATTACATCATGGCCAAGTTATAAACTTTGTCCTAATCTAGCATGCCCTATTGGTAATTGGGAATATTTTCCATGTGGTTGTTTTACAGGAACATTTACTTACTGTATAACTCCTGAAGAATGTATAACAACAATAGTTACATTTAGAGCTGCTGGTCAAATCAATGGTTATTTCTACTATACTGGATATTATAACGGTGAGTTAGTTCAAATTACATTTAATGCATTAACAAATAGATGGGAACTTACAATAGTTACTTTAGCTCAATTTGTTGCATATTCAAATTACAAAGGAGAGTGTCCTGTTCAAACACAAGGAGATGATGCATGGATTTCAATATCATCTGACTTAACATTTGAAATGAATGATGAGTGTGATTTTGGTTTAGTAGTCCCAAGGTTATCTACTAAGTCATGTCAAGAAGAATGTAATTGTTTAAACATCCTAATTGGATTATATTTAAGTGCTGAGTATACTGGTTATTATAATTTAGTTGCAGTTCCTAATGGAAACATAGTAAATGGAAAACCAGAATATGTAGCTTATTTTAATGGATATCAAGTAGTAATTTCATTTGAACTACCTGGAAATGTTTGGACATTATTTGATGTTGACAATGATGTCATTGTAGCAAATATATTATATAATGCAAATTATCCTAACTGCCCAGTAGGTACTTGGACAATTTTAGTAGATTATTATGTTAGTGTTGATACTGAATATTGTGCACAAAATCCTATTCCATTTGATGATCCACTTTCTATAATTCAATATTTTGGAGAATGTTTACAAGGAGTATGTCCACAACCTCAGTTTAAAAATAATAGAACAATTAGACCGGGGTATAATACACCTAATTGTGATCCTGATGAGTATGATAAAATAACATGTAGAGCTGCAGATGTTATGTATAAGTTAGTTCTTGAAAAAAGATATGGTATAACAAACTGTTGTCCTGATGAGGATGATAAATGGTTATTTAAAAAAGAACTGATAGATTTACAATCTTTGAAAGATCCTAACTATAAATGCCCAGATTGTCCATGTGCATGTAACTCAGGAAAAACATATTCTTCTTGCAATTGTGGAAATTAATTTGTATATTATAAATAGATAAAAGTATGAAGCCTTTAAATTTAGATAATAAACCTTGTAGTCCAACTTCTAGTAATTGCATAATATGGCAAGGACCAGATATTGCTTGTATAGATCTTTGTACTGGAGATACTATATCTGATGTAGTATTTAAACTTGCAACTGAGTTGTGTACTATATTAGATCAAACTAATGTAAATAACTATGACTTAGCTTGCTTAGGAATTACAGCATGTAAGCCAAAAGATTTTCAGGCATTAATACAACTTCTTATTGATAAAATTTGTGAGATTCAAGGTATCACTCCAGAAGATATAAAAACAAATCCGGGATGTCCTGATTGTGTAGTATCTGTTGCACCTTGTTTTCGAGTTGGTAATGTTACCACAATGCAATTACTTGACTATGTTCAAATGATTGGAGAAAAAATTTGTGCACTTATTGATGAAATTGGAAATATAAATGCACAGATAACTGACATTATAATTAGATTAGAAGAATTAGAAAATGCTCCACCACCAGTATTTACAATCCCGTCCTTTACTTTAGGATGTGATATAGGTGCATTACTTAATGGGTCAACTCAATTTATAAATGTTGTATTAGAAGAATTTATAAATGATGTATGGTGTCCATTTTATGCAGCTACAGGTACTACAGGTGATTTAATAAATGCTGTAGATGCAATCTGCATTACAGATGCTGATTTACAACTTACAACAGGAACTCCATTTTCTACAAATCCAAATTGGATACAATCTGGTTCTTATAATACTGTAGCAGATGCCATTAATAATTTATGGATTGCAGTATGTGATATGTATAATGCATTTACTACAATTACAGTAACAGATACTAATACAGTTAATTTAACATATACAGGTGGTATACTAAGAGCAGATATGCAGGACACTGGTTGGATTCCTTTACTAGGATTTAACTTTATGAGTGGAGCAGCTTTTAAACCACAGTGTAGAAGAATTGGAAATGTAATATATTTTAAAGGTACTGCTTTTGTTCCTATAGGTTCAACACTTAATGGAGGAGGTGGTAGTGCAATAACTGTTGTAGATCCTGATGACTATAATGGAGTATATTCAGGATTTACATTTAATACATTACAGGCTAGTTCAGGTAGTGATCCCAATGCATGTTTATTGAGTGGCCCCTTTTATGCAGCATGGGGTGTTAGTACTCCTCCAGAAGAAGCTTTAAGACTTCGCTTCCATAGAGGAAATAGTGTTATACCTCCAGGTATTTTGGGTGTAGGTGAAACTATAGATGGTGGTGCTTCAGTAACAGGTAGAATTATTTGTGAAAGAGTTGCAAGAACTGGTGGAGATGAGGATGATGATTATTCAATGACATCTGTTATTGGTTTATCAATAAGTGATATAGGACAATTAACTATTACTAGTGCCAACTTTAATGATTGGTATAGATCACCTAATGTAGTAGGTAAAACATCTTTGACAAGACAACTTTGTACAGTAGCTGTAGCAGGAGAAAATATACCAGAATATTTTGGTACAGCACCAAGTCAATTTAATGCATCAGCAGCAGGTTCTTATCAACCTAATTTAGTTGGTTCATCTCTGACATTTGCATTTGATCAAGATATGTCAAGAGCAGAACAATTAGGAGGTCTACAAATTAATTTATCTGATCTTAAAGCATTTGTGCAGGATTGTTCAGGTAATACACCAACTTTTATAAGCTGTTAGGTATAAAAAGAAAAAGTATATATATGTTTAATTAAAATAAAAAAAATGGCAAATCACACCTGTACCAAAAATTGTGGATGCAGCAATACCTATACTGTAACTGCACCATGTCCACCATCTTGTCCTGAAGTATTCAATGCACAATGTATTGTATATACAGGAACAGATATTATGTGTAATCAAGATGTAGTAATCAGAAGATATGATTATCTTGATACAGTTATTACTAAACTTGTTAATTACCTATGTAGTGTTGAAGCTCCAATTTCAACAGTAGTAGGATCAGAATATATTGATGTAGTATCTAACACAGTAGGTAACATAACTACTTATACTGTCTATGTAGATGTACCAGCATTACAAGCTTACTTTGATTTAATCATTGCCCAAACTATTGCATCATCAATTTTTGAAGGTCCTGGTATTGATGTTTCTGTAAACCCTGTTACAAATGCAGTTACTATATCACATCAAGATACATCAACTGTAAGTAACTTAACTAGTGATAATTCTGGTAATACATTTATCCAAGATATCTTCTTTACATTTGATACATTTGGTCACGTAACTGGTGCATCAGTTGTACCAGGAACTGTAGTTCCACCAAATGATTATGATAGAGCTACTATTAATCCTGATACAGGATTTACTTGGGGACCTGATAATGATCCTACAAATATTCAAATTGCTGAAGCTCCTGGTGATACATTAAACTTTGTAGCTGGAACAGGTATTGTTCTTAATGCAAGTACTGTACCTAGTACAGATGCAATTAGAATTACTAACTCTGATCCGGGTTCTGCTGTAACATTGGCATCAGCAGGTGGTACTGAAACTCTAGTTAATGATGGTACAGGACCTGCTTTAGCAACTAAAGGATTAACTGCAGGTGCAGGGATTTCTTTAACTGCTAGTGGAACTGATATCACTATTACAAATACTGCAATTCCTGCTACAGTTACATTAGCATCTGCTGGAGGAACTGAAACATTAGTAAATGATGGTACTGGTCCAACACTTGCAACTAAAGGTCTAACAGCAAGTACAAATAGTATTGGTGAAGGTATTACATTAACAGGTTCTGCTACTGCAGTTACTGTTGGAATAACTTTTAACAAATGGGTACAAAGTTCAGCTGTTCTTTCTGGAGCATCTGTTACTGTTACTCACAACTTAAATACACCAAGTTTGTTAGTATCAGTTTTAGAGTATGATGGAAGTTTACCAACTTTACCAGCATATGTTCATGGTACAGATTATACATATAGAATTGTAAATAACAATACAATTGAAATTACTAACATAACAGGTGGTGACTGGGCTCCAGCTACTATCACTGTAATGGGATAAAATTGTTACAGGTTTGTTGGTTTCTGTGACAAACAAGCAAAGCCCCCACACTTGTGGGGGTTTTGTTTTATACCTATATTTGTTAATGTCATTAATTTTTAGTATATTAATATGAAGGAATTTAAAAAACCAGATTTAAAAGCACCACGGTTTAGACCAGAAGTGCACAACATATTAGATAAGAAGTTCTTTGATGATTTTAGAAAAAAGCACAGTAAGTATAAAGACTATACAAATGACAAGTTAAGAAAGATAATCAAATCATTTAACAAGTTAGTTTATAATACTGTAATTGAAAAAAGAGATGGTGTACAATTACCAGAAACAATTGGTTGGTTATTTATAGGTACTTGCCAGAAAAGTAAAAAGGCAAATGTAGACTATGCTAAATCAAACAAGTATGGTGTAACAGTTACAAATAGAAACTTTGACACAGATGGTAAATTAGCTAAAATCTTTTTTACAAGTCATGCACCAAAGCATAAAATGAAGAATAGAGAGTATTGGAGTTTTGTTGCATGTAGAGATTTTAAAAGAGCTGTTTCTAAAAATTATCCAGAAAACTGGAATATGTATGTTGTAGTTGATGCAACTACTAAACTTAGAAAAATATATCAGAAGACAGTAGTTAAAAATATTGTCCTTATGAAAGAAAATAAAGCTTTAAAAAGCTATAATGAGTTTGACTTATGACAACAATTGGAGAAGCAATATCTAGAGTGAGAAATGCACTAAAAGCTGTAAAAGAAGATCCATTTCTTACTGACCGTCAAATATACTTTGTACTTACTAAGTATGCAAAAACTCTAATTAAAAGAGAAGACAATCAGTTTAGACTAATGAAGATTAGTTCAATCTTCAAAGTATTACCTTACATTGAATTGATAGATGTAGATAAAGTAGAGGCAGGTTGTATTGGTGTATATTCTGGGTGTTACTTTAAAAGATCAAAAGAAAAACTACCAAGTATTTTAGATGGTATGTTTGGACCACTAATTAGAACAGCTTCATCAATAGACGGAGGCATTGAAATGTTTAGAACAGATCCTGGTACTTGGGTTTCTATAACTAAATCTACAACTTTTAAATATAATAAGAGACCTTACTTTTGGTATCTTAATGGTTATATATATGTTCCTAATGTTGATTGGGATGCTATGAGAATAGAAGCCATATTTGAAAATGATGTTCCAACATGTGACTCTGATGCATGTCAGTTAATACAAGATCAGCCACTTAATATTCCTGAATATTTATTTTCTGAAGTTGAACAGTTTGCATTAAAAGAATTAACCCTGATTGCTCAGATCCCTGTAGATCCAACAGATGACAGTCAAAATATACTAAGATAATGGACTTTAACTACACTCTTAAATATAGAACTTTTGATCAGCTTCTAGAAGATGTAAGTATTGACTTACATACTTTTGCATTAGAGAACATGATTGAACCTCAACAACTAATCAAGTTGGTTAGGAAAATTAATTATGATCTTGGTTTAAGAATAAACCAACAGAAGGAGATAATTCTAGATGTTACACATCATAAAGTAAAGTTACCTGATAATTTTTATACATTCAATTTTGGATTAGTCTGTGGAAATTATGTGTATCAGACAGGATATTCTATGGGTGTAGGTGGTACTCACATTGAAGAAATACCATACCGTGAGTTTCCTGCAAAAACAATTCTTAATTGTTGTGAGGCTCCAGTAGATCAACCATGTTGTTTTGAAGGTAAAGAAGGTGTATGTGTAACACATAATCCTGAAGCTCCATATGGAGATACTTGTACTCCTCCAAGAGTAGTTCAACCAAGAGTATTTGTTAATTGCAAGAATGAAGCTTATGAACTTGTACAAGTAGTAAAGCCAGGTGAGGTTAGAGTATTTAGTTATACTCAACCTTTAAGAATGAAACCTAGTCAAGAAATTGAATGTGACTGTCCAAACTTATATTACAATACAGCAAATGAAGGTTGGATAAAATATGGATTCTTAAATACCACATTTAAAGAAGGTAAAGTATATCTTAATTATCAAGCACACCTTGAAGATGATGACGGGAATCTTCTTGTTCCTGATCATGAACTTCTTAATGAATACTATGAGTATGCAGTAAAAGAAAGAATTCTAGAAAACTTATTCATGAATGGTGAAGATGTGGTAACAAAACTTCAGTTAGTATCAGCTAAATTAAAAGCAGCAAGAAATCAAGCACTTAGTTTAGTTAACACTCCTAACTTTAAAGAGATGGAAAAATTATGGATGGCTAATAGAAAAGCAATGTACGGTAAGTATTATGACATGTTCAAAAGCTACTCACCTAACAATGTATACTATAGAAACTATAATAAGATAAGAGTAGTATAATATGGCAAAGAAAGCTCAACAAGAAACATCATCCCTTCAGACTAACTCATTTATAAAAGGGTTAAACAGAGATGCAGATCCATTATTTGTACAGGAGGGAATGTGGACACATGCCCGCAATGCTGTGAATAATACTGCAGAGGGGGATCTTGGCACTTTATCTAATGAGGAATCAAATGCTTTATGTGCTAGAGCTGGACAAACAATGGGTTCACCTTTTGTTTATATAATTGGTGCAATACATTTATTTAGTGATAAGTGGGTAATATATTCAGTAGGTTATGATGCACTTGATACAAAAGCAAATAATTCTGAGATAGGTTTATTTGAATCAGACTTATGTAAGTATAGACCTATTGTACAAGATCATTGTTTAAACTTTAGTAAGTTACATTTAATTACTGGAGCTAGTAAATTAAAAGATGATTGTACATGGCAAGTGTACTGGGCTGATAATTTAAATCCAGATAGATACTTAAATATTGGAGATCCCAAAACTTGGCCACCAGATGATTATGTTTGGTTAGGAGGAGCTCCTGGTTCTACAACAATAAACTATTATGGTAACGGTACAGCAAATAAGTTACTTTGGCCTGGTGTAGCATGGAAAGAAAAATGTCAAACAGAAAATTCCAATGAACCTACACCTTGTGTAATATGTAAACCATATAATGAACTAAACTGTGAAGAAATAAGACTAGCATCTTTAGTTAAGACACCTTGTTTTGATTTAAGGTTATCTGAACAACAGGGAGTATTAGAAAATGGATCATATGGAGTATTAGCAGCTTATGTAATAGATAGACAAAGAGTTACAAATTATTTTTCTATTGGTTATATACAACCTGTATTTAACTCAGTAAATGAGAGGGGTTCCTTTGAGATATCTGTAGATGCAGATACGGAGCACTTTAAAGAATTTGAACTAGTAGTTGTAAGATTTATAGATCAAAACTTAAGTGCAAAAAGAATTGGATACTATTCTACAAGAACAACAAATATTGTACTTGATCAAATTCCTGAAACCACTGTAACGGTTCCTGTAGAAGAATTAATTTTACAGAATCCTGTATTTGAGAAATCTGCTCAAATGACAGATGTAAATAATTATCTATTAAGAATAGGACCAACTTCTAAATTTGATTTTAATTATCAACCATTAGCAAATCTAATTCAAACAGAATGGGTATGTGTTGAGTATCCTGAAAGATACTATATAGATGGGGGAAAACACACATCTTATTTAAGAGATGAGGTATATTCTTTTTTCATCCGTTGGGTATATAATACAGGAGATAAGTCAGCATCTTATCATATTCCGGGAAGACCCCCACAAAATTATTTATATAATGGAAATTCAATTTTTGAATTAGCACCATTTGCAAATCAAACTGGAGTAACTCTTCCTGGAGACACAATGTTTTTCCAAAGTGTTAATACAGCTACTATAACTTCAACAACAACAAGTGTATTGCCTGATGGAGGCACTGTAATATCCCGAGGTAAAATGGGATACTGGCAATCTACTGAAGTTTATCCAGACTATCAACCTAATGTATGGAATTCAAGTTCACAATGTTGGACACAAACAACAGATCCAAATTATGATTTGTGTGGAAAACCAATAAGACATCATAGGTTTCCTGATAATGCTACAGGAAATAGTACTCATCACTTTGTAAAAAAAGCAAATGGTGAATATTTTATTAGACTGATGGGAGTAGACTTTAAGAATATTATATTCCCTAAAGATAATGATGGTAATGATATACCAGGTATAGTTGGATATGAAATACTAAGAGGATCAAGACATGGTAATAAAAGCATTCTAGCTAAAGGGATGATCAATAACTTCCGGGATTATAATCCAAGAGGAAGTGCTACTGAAGCTGGTGTTACTGGTTTATATGCTAACTATCCATTTAACTGTATTGTTCCAGCTCTTAATACTACAAATCCAAATGATTATAATTACTTATATAATGATCCTTATATTACAGTAAGAGATAATGAAAATGATAAGGTTAATCAAACAATACCGACAGATATAGTTTCATTCCACTCACCTGATACAAGTTTTATTAATCCTTATTTGTCAGCTACTGAATTAAAAATATATGGTAGTGTACAAGGTGAAGCATTGCAGTATTTTATTGAGCCAAGCAAGCATCCTAAGTTTAAACTTTTATCAAATAAAATTATACCATTTGCTTTAGCAACTGGTATTATAAACGCTATCTTAAAAGGATTAGGAGAATTAAAAATTAATTACCCTGCTGGTAACTTTGATCCACAGTTTGAAGCTAAATTAAAAATTGATGGTGGTGCTGCAACCAACACAATCAATGGTCCCAATGGTGTATGGACTACAGCTGGTGGTTCAATCACAACTACACCAAGTAATATTAATACAAGTATTACAGGAGATAACTATGATCAACAAGGTCAAGGTGATCCTACATTCTTAAATAATGTTGGTGGTCAAACATATTATGATGATACTTATAATACATTATTTAATGCACCAGGTAATTTCCAATCTGAATTAGATACATACTTGTCATCAGGTGGTGCTTTTACTGAAACATTTTTTGGTGGTACTTCACTTGAAAATTTATTTAAAACTACATATGAGCAAGTTGCTCAAGATGGTAAATATATTACAACACCAACATATGATAAAACATATACTGGTTATGAAATGCTTGGACCTACAATTAATAACTTCTTAGGTGGTATAAGCAATGGTGGTCAGTTATTATTTTATTTTGTTGAAGGTGCACAACTAGCAACAGAAACAATTTATGCTATTGTAAGAAAAAGACAATATGCATTAGAGATGGTAAGTCATGGAGATTACTGGAGATTTGTAAAACCTAATGACTCCTTTGATAAAAGATTTGTAATGGAAGAAGGTATATATGTATATGATCAATTACAAGCTATGCCTGAATTTATTGATAGTTCTGGAAATCTTAAAAAATATACAATCAATAATATTAAAAGACCTAAGTTAGCAGTAGTAAGAACTAAAAGAGGAAATGCTACAGGAACTAGTATGGGTCCTCATTATTTATTACAAGGAAATGGAGATAGTATAGATCAATCTCTTATGACTTTAAATTATGCAATTAGAACATTTAACCCCCTTGCTAGTATTCCAGGTGGAAGTGCTTTTACACCAAATAAAATAAATTGGAGAGATACTGGTAAATCAAATAATTTTATAAATAATATTGCTAGTCACTATGTTGGTCTAAAATACAGAATTGAAAATCAATATGGACAAGTTGATACTATACAACAAGTAGTAGCAACACCATGTGAACAAAAAATTAATTTTCAAGCTACAAGTGGAGCAAATACATTAAGCTCTACAAGTTTTGGTAATACATGTAGTATTGAGAACTTTACACAAAAAAAATTATATACTCCAGTATTTTTTGGTGGAGATACCTATATAAATAGGTTTACAGAAAAAAACATCATGCACTTCTTTTATGAATGGTTGTATGATGTTCCAGATAATATTGAATGGAATTATTTCTTAAATCAAATGATTCCTGAACCAAAGTTTCAAGTTAATAGTCAACCATGGGATATTAGTGATTTTAATCTACAAAATATTCTTGATATGTTTCAGAGTACTCCTGATTATGGAGATGGATTATTGCCTAGAAGTTATTATGATTTAGATAATGTATACTATAGTATTTCAAATAATTCATGGTTAATTTATCCAGGCATATTTGGAGTAAAAGATTCTTATTTTTATACATCTGCAAATGGAATTAGAGATTTCTTTGTTGAGTCAGAAGTACTAGTTGATTTTAGAGATGTTGGAACATTTGATTATGAAAGACCATATAGTAAATATAACTATACTGATCTTCCATCTTTGTTTGATTCAAATCCACAAATTCTTACAAAAGGAAATTTCTATGCATATGACTTTAGTTTAAGTGCATCTAGATTTTTATTTAATCAGTATTTTACAGCAGGATATCTTCAGGGTGTTTCATATGATCCAAATATTGCTGAGTTATGTTATGTAACTTATCCTAATAGAGTAACCTATTCTTTACAACAACAAGATGCAAGTAATATAGATGCATGGAGAACATTTTTGCCTTTAAATAAAGTAGACTTTAAAAGTAAACTTAGTTCAGTAAAAAGTTTTGCTAAGACAGGTTTATTTATCACATTTGAAAATGACAGTCCTTTAATTTATCAAGGTGTTGATTCTATACAATTGGATGATAGTGGAACTAAAGTTACTGTTGGAGATGGAGGTTTATTTGAACAAGCTCCTCAAAATGTAGTAGTAGCTGAAAAACCATATGAATATGGATCATCTCAAAATAAATATGGTGTAGTATCAACTCCAGCCGGACTTTATTATATTTCACAAAATCAGGGTAAAGTATTTTCCTACAGAGAAGGCTTAACAGAGATATCACAAGATGGAATGAAATGGTGGTTCAGTGAATTCTTACCATTCAAACTACTTGAGGATTTCCCTAATTATCCACACACAGATAATCCAGTTGCTGGTATATCTTGCATGGCAAGTTATGATAATGACAATAGTGTATTATATTTTTCTAAAAGAGATTTTAGATTAAAAGATGAATATAAAAATCAAGTTATCTATGATTCTTTCTATGATAACTTTATGATACCAGTTACATTTGGTCCAGATGGTAAACCAACTAGATACAATAAATTTAAATTAGGAAATCCACAATACTTTACTGATGCATCATGGACAATAAGTTATGACCCTAAATTACAATTTTGGATTAGTTTTCATGACTGGCATCCTAATTTCTATATACCAAGTAAAGGAACATTCTTAACAACTAAGGTAGATGGTATATGGAAACACAGTGCATATTGTAATGACTATTGTAATTTCTATGGTGTACAATATCCATTTGAAATTGAATTACCAGTTGTTACTGCTCAGATGATTAATACTATAAAAAGTATTGAATACTATTTAGAGTGCTACAGAAGAGATAGAAACTTATGTATAGATCAGTTCCATATTCTTGATTATAATTTTGATCAGGCTGTAATACATAATACAGAACAAGTATCAGGATATTTGAATTTAAATCTTTATCCAAAGAATGATATACCATTATCTCTTCAATTTCCAAAGCTTGGATCTAATCAAGCTAGTTATGATATACTTTACTCTAAGGAAGAAAACAAGTATAGAATAAATCAATTTTGGGATATAACTAAAGATAGAGGAGAATTTCCAATTGGGTCATCATATCCTCCAGCACCTGGACCATATTTTCCAAGTCCAGATTCTACTGTACTTTTAGGAAATTATGAAGATAGAAACATTTGGGTTACTGCACCTAATGGATATGATAAAGTATTAAATTTACTAAATTTAGATTATGCTAAACCTGAATTACAAAGGAAAAAGTTTAGGCATTATATTAATTTTCTAAAACTATCTAAGAGTAACTCAAGGGATACAAACATGATCTTAAAAATAGTAAATACAAAAACACAATATTCTCCAAGATAATGTATAACAAGAAGTTACTTTTAGAAACTTTAAAAAACTTAGACAAAGCAAAAAAGCCGGCTAAGAAAAGAGACATTGATTATAATTCTAAAATGGGATACAGAGATGATTCTCCATTTAGAAACAAACAGTCAATGGATATCTATACTGAGGATGGTACAATTGATATGTCTAATACAGGAGTGCCTATTATGGCAAATGGAAAAGTTCTTTCTCCATATTCCGGTATGCATCAGTTTGATACAAATGTAGTTACTGAAGTTCCATTAGAAGAAGCAAAGAAAGGTGGTAGTAAAAAGTATTCTAAAAGTTTATTAGCCACTAATAGAATATTTGCAAAAAGTAAAAAGAACTCTTTATTTAAAAAGAATCCTTTATTCAAAAAGAAGAACTATAAGAAAAAGATCTATGATCCACAAGCAATGTACTTTCAAGGTGGTGGAGATGTATCACCTGTTCAAATAGTACCTACATATATTCCCGGTGTTTTTCCAGAATCCCCAGAAGAATGGGATCAGCAAATTAAAGCTGCAGAAACTCAAATAGGAGAACCTACACAATGGTTGCCTGAAGATTATAATTACATGCAGAATATGCTTCAGGACTATTATATATGGAGACAACAAAATCCAGATGCTGCACCTGCAGATAAAACTAATAATGCAATGTCAAATTATATGGTTCCTATACCATATCATTTGAGAGGTATTGTTGAGCAAAAAGAATTTCCAGAGATTCCAGTTAAAAAAGAAGCAGAGATATCAGATGTAGTAACAGGTACTGAAACATTATGTGTTGATGAAGGACGTTGTTTAGAAACAGATCAGATCCAAGAAATGTTGGATAGAGGAAGATACCTTCCACAAGAAGTTGTAGATACAGCATGGGATGTTATATATGATGTTTATCCAGAAGAAGGTAAAGGCATGAGTGCAGCAACTGCTTGGAAAAACAGAGGTGTACCAACTTTAGAAAGTAGATTGGGAATGCCTAATCCTGCAAACTGTATGTGGGCTGCAGGATCAGGTTGGATGTGTGAGCCTGAGTTTAGTGATGTTTCTAAAACTGCATTTGAGTCAAATGATAAATTTATTAATGCTGTAAATAAAGGTACTGTACCTTTTGAAAGAGTAACTAAAACAACTGACCCAGATTTTGATGCACAAGAAAAAGGATTACTACAGACTGGAGATATAATAAATATTAAGGGACCGGGTACTTCCCATGCTATGACATTTTCCCATTATAGAGAAGATGGAAAACCTATCTATGTAGATAGCAATGGTAGGGCATCAGACTTTGATTTTAATGTAGGTATGTGGTCTGGAATGAAACCAGGTAATGGAAGAACTGCTTATGTATCTAGATTTTCTCCAGAGATGGAATATGGAGCAAAAATTAAAGAGCTAGAAGAAAAAGCTAGAACCAATCCAACACCTATTGAAACTGAACTTACTCAAAATGAAATTGATCAATATGTAAAGGGTGGTTATGTAGTAGAAGATATTTCTATTCCAAGACTAACTAAATGGCAATCAGGAGGAGAATATGATATAGGAGATGAAGTAGATGAAGCTACTAAATTAGAATTAGAAAAACTAGGTTATACATTTGAAATCGTAAAATAATGGCAAAGTATAAAATAACAGGAATACCACAAGAACAAACAGCTTGGCCTCCTAAATTTTTAAGAAGAAAAAAAAATAAAGAAACTCAACCAGTTGTAACATCAAATTGGAATAGTCCAGTAGAAGGATTTTTTCCTACTGATCCTTTGTTAGGATCAACACCAGTAGATCCTTCATTAATTCAACCTGTTCAAATAACTAATGAACAACTAGTAAATACATTACCAACTGATCAAAAAACTGAAGAAGAAATAATAAATACTTTACCAACAGTATTTCCTTATGGATACAAAACAGATTTGTATACAGGAAATATGGTAACAGCACCCATAGGAACCCCGGCTTTCTATAAAGGTATCTCAGGTAACACAGTAACCTCTGTAGAAAGTAATCCATATGCACCAGTAGATATAAATGGTAATCCATTAGTATGTCAACCAGGTACAAGTCCTTATATGGGACAGTGTCTTACTCCAGAAGCAATAGCAAAACTTGAAGCAGAAAGAGAAGCTGTAGGACTTCAAATAGAAGAAGAAGAAAAATTAAGACTGGCTGAAGAACAAAAAAAGAGAGAAGAAGAAGAAGAAAGATTATGGCAAGAAAAATTAGCTCAAAGAGAAGCAGACTTTAAAAAGAAAAATAAGTTTGACAAACTAGATCCACTTGAAACAATTCCATTAACTGAATATGAATCAAGATTAAGTACAGATCCTGAATATGAAAATCAACTTAAGGCTCAAGGTTACTTTATAAATAAAAATGAAACTACTGGAAATGTAGAATTATTTCCATCAAATGAAATTTATACAAGAATATGGGATAGTGGTCTTAGAACAGATGATATAATAAATAAACTTGGTGTAGGTACTAAAGAAACTATAGAAAATTACTTTGGAGATTTCATGGGTCAAGCAGATGAATACCATGAATATCAAACTAAGAAAGCTGTCCTTGATTTAATGGAGAAGAAAGGATATAGTTTAGATAATGCAGTAAGTTATTTAGCTAATGTAAAAAAACTAGGAACAAAAGAAGATCTTTATAAATCATATGGAAAAGATTTTAAAGAAATAGAAAACTATGCAAAAGCTTATATAGCATATAGTGATGATTATGAAAAACCATATGAGAAAGATCAAACAACAGATCTAATAGATAGGTGGACAGATAATGATATTATTACTCTAGCAAGAGATAGAGAATTTATTGATAGTCATGGTGCTAATATAGATATTGTTTCTCCTAATGCTACTGGTAGACAAGAATGGGGTGCACAAATACTTCAAGCACTACGTTCAGGTAAATGGGGGTGGAAACCAAAATCAAATGAACTTGTAAAACTTGCTGCTGATGATACATATAAAAATCTAGTAGTAGAACCAACAGACTTAGATAAAGCATTAATAAATAATTTAAAAGATTACCAAAACTTAGAACCACAAGCATATAAGAAAAAATATTTTCCAACAATAGAACAAGATGAAGAAGATTGGAAAAAAGGTAAAGTAGCTGTTCAAATTAGTGAAACAGATGAATGGAGACCTAATAAAATGTATGTTGGAGGTGATGAAGATGGTTGGGGTGGTCAATACTATCAATATCAATTTGAGGTTCCTGCTGGTAAAGATCCTATAACAGGAGAACAATTGACAAAATTTGTTACCCCAGATGAGATGGCTGGGCAAACAGTTTACATGACTCAAGAAGAAGCTGATAAATATGAGAAAGCAATGCTTGCTGACAACATGCAGGATTTTCAAAGTTCATTTCTTTATAATCTACCAGGAACAATTGCTATGGGAGGTTTAGGTCTTATAGGAGCATCAAGAGCTTTAGCTTATGCACCAATTAAATCTCTACCATGGTTAACAGGAGGTAATGCTCTTAATGCATATTTTGCATATGAAGCATTAAAACCACAAGGACATATTCAACAAGCCTATGAAGGGTTTTCAGAAGGAGATCATGCTAAAGGATTTGAAAATTTACTATGGGGAGGTCTAGGTGTTTTACCACTTATTAAACCTGCGGCAAATACATTTAAAGCAATTAATGAACTTAGAAAGCCGGGTAGTCTCGGTGTATTACCTACATCAGGTAATTATTCATTTTTATATAATTCACCCTTACAGAGTGGTTTAGTTGTGGGTAATCCAAATATTGGAAATGCAACTGAAGCATTTACTAATTTAACAAACCCATTAAATAGATTTACTAAGTATGCAAATCTTGGTGAATTTAAAATAATGAGAAGTAATATTGGAAGCTTAACAAATAATAGCAGATATATAGGTGCAAACATTAACACTCTTTTGAATGAAGGCAAAACAGCTGCTCAAGTATATGAAAATATTCCAAAAACATTAGATACTGAAGTTTCTTTATATAGAAGTGAAATTCCAGGATATTTACCTTCAGAAAGTAAAACTGCTAATGAGTATAATAATTGGGATTATGGACCAGTAGCTGAAATGTCTGAATCAGAAATAGCAGAGGCTATGCAAGATCCAGCTGCAATAAGATATGTAGATGAAAATGGTGTAGAACGCATAGGTTCATTTTTTCCTCAGAATACAGCTGGTAAATGGTGGAGTACACAAAAAGTAGGAGAAAGGGGTGCACCACATGCTGTTAATACATATGTGTTTGATCCAGTAACTGGTCAGTATATTGATAAAGCAAATGAGATGGTATATTTAGAAACTAAAGTACCATTTTCAAAATTAGAAGAATATAATGTTAAAAATGATCCAGCAGCATTATCATTTGCAGGACAGCCTGAAAAAGAATTTATATTACCAGATGAATATAAAGAAGTTGCTAAATCATATGATCCTCTTAATCAGAATACAATAACACAAAATACTGATGATATAGTTTTCTATCACGGAGGTCTTGATAAAAATGCAACAGTAGCTGATATAGACCCATTAAGATTAGCTCAAAGACAAAATAAAAAAGGTAGAAGTTATGCAGGCTTTTATATGTCACCAGATCTTGAAGAAGGATCTTGGGCTTTAAAATATGCTAGAGAAAATCCAAATGGTGGTCTACATGAAATTAGACTTCCCTCAAATGCTAAAGGATATAAGTATGAGGGTTCTATGGAAAGAATAAAACAATCAGTACTTAAAGATCTCCAAAAACAAGGTTATGATTATATAGAAGGTACAAATCTTTTTGGTCAACCTGAATATGTTTTATTAAATACAGAGAAGGCAACTATAAAAGAAGTTTCTGGAACAGTTGAAGGACTTAACACAACTAGACAACCATTGAATATTGATCAAGCTCTTGCAGAAGAACAAGCATTAACTACAGCAGATGATCAACTAGGCATTGCAGGAGTTTCAGGTGTTACTCCAGAAATTGAATCCATATATAATAGTTATCCTGAGTTAAGTAAAATTGGTACGGCAGATGAATATGCTGAGTATTTAAGACAAACATTTCCTAATAGTTCAGCACAGGATATTCTTTATCATGTTAATAGAGGAGATGAAGTTCTTGCTGAAAGTGGAAGACCATTCTATGCAACACAAGATAAAGGATGGTTATATGAATTAGAGGAAATGAAAGGGACAAGAAAACCTGTCTTGTTAAATTTAGAAAATCCTACAGTCCTTGATCAATCATATGAGTTTACTGATAAAGCTAAAGAGTTTAGAGGAAGTGGTTTAGGATCAAATCTTATTACACCTACAGAAGCTAGATTAGAAGGAGCAGATGGTGTAATAGGTAGAGACATGTTTCAGGGAGAAGGTGGTAATACATATGTAGCATTTGAGCCAGAACAAGTTCTTCCATTAGGTACTGCAAAAGATGCAGAAATGTTTAAAGAATGGAAAGCTTCACAATCCACAGGAGTATCTCAAGAATCAATTTCAACTCAAGCAAAACAAATAGTAAATAAATCAGATAATGAAATTGCTGCCAATGTCATTGATGACATGAGAAATAACAAAATTGAGTTATGGCAAACTGAAGAAGGCAAAAGAAGATTACAGTTAATGATTGACAATACTCCATCATTAGCTGGACAAACACCAGAAACCTTGATAGAGGGTATGTCTACAATGAATAATTTAAATAAAGTTTATGGCAACCAATTAAATAAAAGAAAAAGTTTAGAAGATCAAATAGATTATTTTACTATTTTTTATGATGAAGGTAAGATGTCAACACAAGATTATAAAAATTTAGTTGACCCTTTAGAAGCAGAATTAAATTCTGTTAATACTGCTATATCAGAAACAGAAAAAATATTTGGAGATAAGGCTGGTTTCTATGGAATGAAAGACAATCAATTATTTGTAAGTGGAGATAAGTTTGCAGCAGGAGATCTTAAAAAAGTTACTGCACATGAACTTGGTCATTATCTAGGATCATTTGCAAATAAAGAAGCTAATATAACATACTTAGATGAGCAATTAAAAGAACTACAATTAGTTAGTGGAAAATCAGCAGGAAAACAATTAGAGATTCCAGGAATGGAAGTTGTTTCAGAAGAATCAAAAGCACATTCATTATTTGGTACTGCAAATCCAAACTATCTAGAAAAGACATTAGAGTATTTTAATACAGGTTCTAAGGGTACAGAAAAAGTTCCATTCGTTGCAGAGATAAGACAAGACATGTTGGATAAAGGAATACTAAAAAATGAGTATGACCCTATCACCATAGATATGCTAAGAGAACATTATAAAACTTATAAAAATCTAAAAGGAGAAAAATATCCTTTAAGACTATATGATATAATGGAAAATAATCCAAAGAACTTTAGCATACTAAAAAATGTAATTAATGCTCTGCCAATTATAGCAGGAGGAGTTGCAACAACATTGAGTCTAGCTAATGAAGAACAGACAGATGGAAATGTTACACAAGCTGGAGCACCAATTATGATCCTAGCAGCTTTTCTATCTAGAAATCCAAAAATAAAAATACCTAATCAATTAAGAACATTAATGTCTGATTATGGTAAGAAAGGATTAAAAGCATTAAACACAGTAAATAAAGTAAATTATTTTAATAATCAGATTAAAGCTTTAGCTAAAGAACATGATGAATTAGTAAAGGAACTTGGAAGTGTCTGGCCGGATGACTGGGCTGTAGATCCTAGTAAAAAAGGATTACTTGCAAGAGAGGAGGAACTTGGTAAATTATTAAATACTAAGAAAAGAAAGTTTGAAAACTATTTTGAAGATAAAAACCGACTCATACCTAAGTCAAGAAAAATGTATGAAAGGCAACAAGATATAAATAAATATAGTAAGATAAAACAAGACTTTGTAAAAACAGGAGAAGGTTTAGAACAAACTCAACCTTCAATATATAAAGGTGCTGTAACTACTGGTGAGCAAGTGGTTACAGATTTTAGCACTGGGGAAAAAATAAAAGCTCAAGTTGAGTTACCAAAAGTAGATGTAAAATATAGTATACAAGATGGTGAATTAGTTGTAAAAGATGCTTCAACTAATGAACCTGTTATATCTCAAGAATATGTTAATTCATTAAGTAATTCAAAACAAAAAGTTGAAACTGATATACCAGGAGCAAAAGTATTTGGTTCAAGTGTTCTTGTAACTGAAGCTGGTATGCCACATATTACTGGTGACATAGATGTTCTTATAAGTGAAAGTGCTTATAATAAAAATGTAAAAGATAAATTTTCTTTTGTTCAAGATTATGGTCCAGCCAAACAACATTCTGTGTATCCACAATATGGACAAGAAGGAACATTAGATTTTAATATAGTACATGAAAATCCTAATGGAACAGTAAAACCAGTATGGAGAAAAGATGTAAATACACAAGAAGAAACTTCTTTAGAGGTTGAATTGTTTAGACAATTTTATCCTGAACAATTTCAAAAAGCTTCAATTGAATCAATTAAAACAGGAAAGCCTATTGAAATTAATATGTCTACTGAAGAATTTATGAATGGTATTGATTCTAAAGTAAAAACAGTAATAGATTCATATGAGGCAACACCATTAACAAAATGGGGTAGTTATAAATCATCAAAAGAAAAACATATAGTAAGACCAGATGTATTAATAGAATATGGTGATCCTGCAGTAGTAGCTAAAGGTCAAGAAGCATATATTAAATCTATAGCAGGTCACAAAGCAACATTAGGGCATCAATTTAAAGTAGAGGACCTTTCTGATCCTGCAAAGAACATGGATGCTTTAATAGCAATGGGTTTTAAAGGTGATGATGTAGTTAGAGTAGCAAATGATCCTGCTAGAATGCAATTAGCATTGAATGACTATTATATCAACATGACTACTTTCACAAGAGAAATTAGTCCGCACAATTTACCACTAACAACTGACAAAGTTAAAACTATAGAAAATGCATTAACTGAATGGTATCCTGCCGCTGGAGGAGGCTCACTAAATGGAATGGGATTAAATACAGTAAGAAAAGGAAATCCTATACATGTATATGACACAGAAAATGCTATTATAGGTCATAGACAAATTGGTATTAAAACTGATATATCTAATCCTGAAGCATATGTTAAATCTATTAATAGGGCAACTAGTGGTACATATGTATATACTCCAGAAGAAGCTAAACAGGTACAAGAAATTTTTCTTAAATATTTGCCACAGTATAAATATCAACTTGACAATATTAAAGAATCACGAGATATATTAAATTTAATAATTGCTGATTCTGACTATACTCAAGGTAAACTTGCATTAGATGAAATGGCTGAAACAATGGGGATAAGAGCTATTGCAAAAGATGCAGATATAGCAACACCAACATATGGTGCATCAAGATCTCAATATGCATCTTTGTTTGGAAACTTTGATGAGTTAGTAGACTCTATGCTATATTCATATAAGAAATATCATACCGCTCCAAAATCAGGTTTCCAAAGAAAAGAAAAATTAGAAAGTTTAATAGCAAATAAAGCTAGTACTTCTTCACAAATATCAACTATTGATGATTTTAATAAAATTAATTCAATAATAGATAATGGAATAATAAACGCAAATACTAGATTAAGTTTAATAAGAAATGAATATAATGCTTTAATTGCTCAACAAGAGGCTCTTATAAATAAATTTACAAAGGGAGCACAAACTGAATATAATGCAGTAGAAAAAAGAATACAAGAATTACAAACTAGAGCATCTGAAATATATAATGAAAGACAAATTTTAGAAGTTAAAAAAAACAAATTTAAAAGCAAACTTCAAAATGTTGGACTTGCAGTTGGTGCAACTGGAGCTCTTGTAGGAATATACTATGCAGGTCAAATACCTACAGAAACAGAACAACAATTAATTGATAGAGGTATTGATTATGAGCTGTTTACAGATGATAAAGATCTTTATCCAACTGCTAGAAGGTATATATATAATAATCCTAAAGCTCAAGTATGGCCTTCTGGAGAAAGGATTATAATAAAAAATGGGCGGGTGATGCCACCTGTAAGTTTAACTGTAATAAATGATGAAATTGTATTTGATCCAAATTATCAAATGAATCAAGGTACTACAAATAAAAAACAATTTGGTGGGGATTCCAACTTTTTAGAAATGGAATTAACTGATAAAGAAATAGAAGATTACATCAGAAAAGGTTATACAGTAATTGAAGAATAAACTTAATAGGTTTATTCATTAAACTAAAAATTAGTATATTAAATATATAGAACCGGTTATATGAACAAAAGAAAAGTAAGAATATATAAAGATCCAGGAGGAAATGGACAATATATTAATAAGACAGCCCAGTTTTTACAAAAGGCTCAGGCCGGTATGCAAGTTAATGATTTAGCTTTAGAACAAGATATACTAGATCAATTAACAATGACTACAGATGTAGAGATGATTGCTGATACCTTAAAAGATAAATATGGTCTTGGTTATTTTGATGCTCTAGATAGAGTAGAAAAAGTAGTTGAATTTTTGTATAGACAAGATGTTAATGATACAAAGAATGAAATGCTTTCTCAAGATGCAGAAGTTGAAGATATTGTTCCTATTAAAAAACCACTCTATGATACTGATTTACCATGGATATCTGATGATGATACAGGCTGGGATGACTTTGGTGAAGAAAGTGAAGATGATCTAGCTGCAGAAGATGAACAAGCATTATCAGTAGAAAGAAAAGGAGGAACTATTGGTAAGAAAAAGTTTGTCAAAAATATAGTAAGAGGATTAAAAAAAGCTGCAGAAGGAATGCAGCAAGATGAATCTAGTAATTCTACAATATTAGATTCTCCAAATGGAAGACAAGCACACATTAATAATTTTAGAAGAGGTATAAAAGATCTTGGTAATGAGTATTATGCAAAAGAAATTTATGATAAAACTAAACAGTTACAACAAGAAACAAGTGCCTTACCTCCAATGAATAACCAAATGATGCCTATGGCACAAGAGGGAATGCAGATGGAACAGCAAGATATAGAAAATCCAATGCATCATCTTCAAGCTTATTCAGGATCAGTATCAAATATTTTTAAACAACCTATGAATCAAGTACATGGTGCAGGTTATGAAAACTTGCCAGAAGCAAGAAGAGGACGTGAACAAAGACAAGCTGATAGACAAACTCGTAGAGTAGCAAGAGATTGGCAAAACATGTTTGGGGATATGGCAGCTGGATATGCTGGAGTACCGGGATTACCAAACTATCTTCAAGTGGTATCTCCTCAAATAGTTAATCCTCAAATGACTGCTGGAGCTATGTCAGGTCAAACAGGACCACTTATTGATTTAGAGTATAAAAAAGGACCATGGTGGAAAGGCACAAGAGAATGGTCTGCTAAAGGTATACCTGCAGCTATGTTAGCTGGTATGAATCCTGGTTATGGATATATGCCAATGGGTATGGGTTATGGTTCTTCTTGGAATACAACTAGAACATTTCCTGGTGAAGTTATAAGAACAAAATCTCAAGTACTAAATGCTGCAGCAGATCCTGCTAAAAATGATGAAGCAACAATTCTTAAAAATAGTGGTATTAAACCCTATGCAGGTTATATGGAATTAAATCCTGCTCCTGAAGGAACTGAAATGGTATATGATGAACAAGGAAATGAAGTTGAAGCAATTTCAGCAGAAGAAGCAGCAAGAAGAAGAGCTGCTGCTGCTCAAGCTCCATGGATGTTCGGAGCAGGAAATAAAAATTTCATGCCAACTCAAACAAATCCTTCTGGAACACAGCTAATTGATTTTATTCCTACTGAGACAGCACCAGTAGTTGGAACTGAATCTGTAGGTACTGGTCCTATGCCAGAAACTATTACTGAAACAGCACCTATTACAGGAACAGAAATAATACCTGCTGCTACTGAAACTGTAGGAGCTAATACTGAAACTATACCATTTAACTTAAGTGAAGAAGTTCAGAAAACACTTAGGGGAGAGTATGGTAGTGGTGCTGCAAGAAAAGCAGCATTAGGTGAAAACTATGCACAAGTACAAGCTGAGATAAATAAAATGTTTGCAGCAAGCACACCTAAAGCTAAAACTACAACTACAACTACACCTAAAAGTTTTGCCAGTGCTCCTGCTACTGGAGTTGCATCGCCAACTTATTCTGAAGCTGACTATCAAGCTGAAATGAATAGAATAAAACAAAAATATAATAGTTCAGATACAGCTGGAAAAGAAGCAATAATATCTAATCTGAATAAGCTATATGAAGAAACATATGGTACACCAGAAAACAAATATGTTAAAGCTCTTAAAGATGAACTTGAATATGATTTTTATTCTTATGATAATTATTTTGGTGACAATTACCTACAAGAACAAAACTCAAAAAATTCTTCAGATGCAAATAAGTCTTTTGAGGTTAATCCTGAACTTGAACAATTAATATATGACAAAAATCTAGAGTTTTTAACAGCGGATGAGGAACAACAGTTTGACATGTTGAATAAATTGGGTAGTGTCCCAGATTTAATGAAAAACCCTATTCTTAGTACGACGTACACCCAATGGTGGGAAGAAATAAAGAAGAAATATGGATATGATAGAGCAAAAATACTTGGTGCACAGTATGCTGGAAAACGAGCTGCACAAGATGTAGCCAATAATGTTTCCGATTTTACATTGGGTATGACATTTCCTGCATATGGACTTGCAACTCAAATAGCTCCTAAAGTAGCTGACTATTTAGGTTATCAACAAGGTGGAATGGTAAATACATCTCAAATGGATCCTAATACATTAACTAAATTTGTATATGGTGGAGATGAGTTACCAATTTCTCCAATAGTAGCATATGATAATAATGATATACAGTCTAAAAATGTAGATGATCCTTTTATGTATAGAATGGGTGGTCTATATAAATATGATGGTATTAATAATAGTCAAGTAACTACAAATGATTATGATGCATGGCTTAAACAAAAAGCTGAACAAGAAGCTCTTGCTGAGTATAATGACTACATGAATAGGACTAAGACAGATGCATCTACATTTATGAAGTATGAAGCTAATCCTAATGATGCAGTATATCAACAAATTCTTCAAAGAAAATTAGGTACTACATCACAACCTGCATCAACAGAAACTACCACAACTCGAAATTATAATTATGGTTATGGAGCAGGTTATCCAATGACTGGTGGTTATAGTTATCCTACTGCACCAACAATTGGTCAACAGATAAGAAATATGTTTTCACCATTTAAATATAATCCTGCTACTGGAGGTAATTATGATTTTACTTGGATGTCACAACAAGGTCCTGCAAGAACAGCAAGTGGTGCTATATTCCAACCACAAGGTCAATTACAAGGTATGGTTCCTGTAGCTGGTACAAATGCTGATGGTACAGCAACACAGCCACAAGCTGGTTATATGTATGATTATAAGTTTGAGAAAGGTCCTTGGTGGTCAGGTAAAAAAACAATGACACTTACAGGTAGATGGGTTGATCCAAATAATCCTAATGCAGGTACAACAGCTGGTGGTGCTTCTGCTAATACAACTGCAGATAATATTGCAGAAGGATATAATCCTGAAGCAGTTGGACCTGGTTATTCTGGATATAACGCTGATACTGATGGTAATGGTTTACCTGATTATTTACAAACTCCAAATCCTCGTGAAACTCAAACTGGTACTTCAACATCAACTAATACAGTTGAAGAAGAAATGAGTCCAAGAGAACGTAGACAACAAAAAAGAATACAAAGAAGATCTAGTAAAGAAACAGTAACTGAACCTGAACAATCAACTACTTCAACACCAGCAACTGGAACTACAACTCAACCTGCAGCCACTGATACTCAAGTAAATAATACAGGTACTACACAAACTACTAATACAGGCACAACAGGGGCTACTAATACAGGCACAACTCAGACTACTAATACAACTAATCAAACTGGTAATCCAGACTGGAATGAAGAATGGAATAGAGAAACTACATCAGGAGCTCAACGTAAAGAACAAGCACAAAAAAATCAAGGTGTAATATTCAATACTACTGGTGCTTCTGGTTATCAGTTTGCAGACGGGACACCGGTAGACTACAATGATAAGACAGGTACTTGGGAAGCAGATAAACAAGAGGCTAATGCAAGAAAAGCTTTTACTGAACAAGGTATTATTAATGATGGAATGAATAATAATACATTCCCTGATGGTACACCTGCTAAATATAGTTATATATTAAAAAAATGGGTTCCTAAAAGAATTTACGGAGGAGCTTCAAACTATATGGAATTTGGAGGATATGTTCCTGAGTTTAATCCTGGTGGACAGTTTAGTGGAACAGGTCCTTTTAATCCTAATAGTAGTAATTTAGAAACAAATCCTAATCAAGCTATCACAGGACCATGTACAGAATTTGAAGTACAAAATCCAAATAGTCCTTGTTATGATCCTAACTATAAACCTTCTGCATTACAAAATACAACACCAGAAGATTTCTCAGTTACTTATGATATAAATAAGGCACGTACACTAGATACAAATAAGATAGCAAATGCTGGACAGTTCTTAGGTGCGGGTATCAGAGGAATTTCTGCTGGTCTAAATGATAGTTACAATACAAATTATTTAGCATCAAGAAGTCCTTCTGATAGTAGAGAACCAGTTAATCAACTAGATTATAGAGGTGGTTATAGTGGTTTAAGTCAAAGAAATATGTCAAAAGGACAAGGAGCAGGATCTACAGGATTTAACTATGTAGTAGGTGAAGCTGCCTTTGTAAAGAAAGGTGGGGAACTTAAATTCCGTCAAGGTGGTGTATATGATTTAACTCAAGAAGAGATAGGTCAGATTCTTGCTGCAGGTGGTCAAATAAAATTTATATAATAAAGACATGAGAGTTCAAATAACAAAAATGCCATTAGGTAAAGCTGCTTACGGTAAACAAGTAGATGGTTCATTATCATTACAACCAGGAGCATTTGGTGGAGGAGATTATAAAGCATCAGATAAAGCTAACTATAAGGGTGTTAAACAAACTGTAGATGAAGTTTCTAGAGAAGAAGCTAACCTAGAAGCAGAAGGAGGTGAAACTGCTTTTGGTCCAATCTCTGGTCAATCAATTCCAGATCATCTTAAGATAAGAGGTAAAAGACACCATGAAGGAGGTGTACCTTTAAATCTTCCAGATGACACATTTATCTTTAGTGATACAGCTTCATTAAGAATTAATGATCCTAGTGTATTAGCAATGTTTAACAAGGTTCCTAAAAAAGGAGGTTATACTCCTGCAGAGATAGCTAAACCTTATAACATTAATAAATACAAAGCAATTCTTTTAGATCCTGAAAGTGGTAAACTTGAAAGGGATACTGCTACAATCATGATTAAAAATTATATCATGAAACTGGGAGCTCTAGCTCTTGTACAAGAATCTATGAAAGGATTTCCTCAAGGTGTTCCAGAAATGGCTAAACCATATATGGAAGCTAATGGAATCTCTGAAGAAGATTTAATGCCTGAATTAAAAGAACAAGCTGATGCTTTAGCTCAAGCTATGGGATCTGGAGAACAAACAGGAATGCCTCAAGAGCAAAATCCAATGATGGCTCAAGAGATGCAACAGATGGCTCCTGAACAAGCTATGCAAGCTCAGCAAGCAATGATGGCTCAAGGTCAACCACAACCATCTTATCCACAACAAATGCCTAGTGGAGCTCCTGTAGCTTCACCAGATATGATGGCTCAGATGCAAGGTTCTATGCCTCCTCCAGATATGATGGCACAACAAGCAATGTCACCTCAACCAGGTATGATGGCTTATGGTGGAATGCCTTATGCTGCATATGGAATGGAAATGGGTGGTTATGATTTTCCTTACTACCCAAATGAAATGGCTTATGGTGGTGTACCAAGATTTGATAATGGTGGAGATACAAGACCAGGTACAACAAGAAAAGTATCTCCAGAAGAATATGCAAGCAGTACTTGGGAAACAAGACGAGATGATCAAGGTGAATATAAGTATAACAGAAGAACAGGTGAAGTAATTGGTAAAGCTGATGTTCAAACTAAATCTCAAAGAGAAGCTTCAGGTAGAGGTGTCAGAGGTGGTGGTGGTTATACCAAAGAAGATGTATGTTCATGGATGAAAAAAGTTGGTGGTAATTATTATGGCTGGACAGCTGAAGAAATAATTGCTGCTGGTATAGCTGCACCAAGTGCATTAGGTTTTTTAAAAGGATGTGAAGTTAAAGGAGAAACTGTAGAAGAAGAAGCAATCTTTACTGAGGCAACTCCAACTGAAGACTGTCTATGTAAAAATCCTGATGGAACTGTATATAAAGATTCAAATGGTAATACTAAAATTGCTCCTAAAGATCCAGAGACTGGAGAATGCCTAGTTAATGATGCATCTTGTGGAACAATAACTGAAACTGAAAGTCTTCTATGTAGATGTACTGACCCTGTAACCGGACAAGTAACAGAGTATGCAATTGAAAATGAAGCAGATTGTATATGTCAAGATGGTAGCCAAGGTCAGCTATCTCAAGGTATGGCAACTGCAGCTACACCACATTGGAGTAGAGCAGCTAGAACTAATGTGATGCGTAATGCATTAGTAGCAACTAAACCTGCACCATCTAATGTTGTTCTTCCAGGTAGATCACAAGTTAAAGGAGCTTATGAAGAATATCAAACTAAAGTTGACACAGCTCAAGCAGCAATTAATTCATTACAAAATGCAGTAATGACAGGTATGGCTGGATCAAGTAGTTCTAAGCAAGCTCAAATGAAAGACCTTCTTGGTAAATCTCTAAGAGCTTCTATGGATGCTGTAGCTGATGTACAATCTAGAAATGTTGATAGACAAAGAGAAACCAATGTTCAAACAGCTACTATTGATAATGCAAACATGTTAGCTAGAGCACAAGCAATGCAAGGAGCCTTAGATACACAAAAGCTTAACAGAGATCAAGAAACAGCTAATAAAAATCTAAGAAGATACAATACAATGGGTGCTATGATGGATGCAGATAAAGAAATGGCTGCTAGACAGAATATGAATATACTTACTCCACAATATGCATCTGAGTATGAGTATGGATTTATTGCTCCTACAGGAGTTGAGAAACCACTTACTGGTGCAACAAGTGCTACACTTGAAGATAGAATACAATATTACTTAGGTAAAACTGGAGATTATCAACAAGCATTTGACATGGCTTATAAAGAATCTAGATTGAATAAGAGTATGTATGGAGGACAAAGAATGGCAAATGGAGGTTATGTTTTTGCTACTAATGCCTATCCATTTATAATCTGATAAACTTTATAGATTTAATAAACTTAAAAAATTTTGATAGTTTTATAATATAAAAAATACTATGGCAACATATCCATCAGGAGTCACAACATTTATCCCAGAATACCAGGCTTATCAACCTGATTTTAATTTTACTGCAAATGTTTTACAACTAAAACAAACACAGTATGATCAAAACTGGAGTAGATTAAATAATATATATGGTCAGATATTAAATGCTCCGCTAACTCATGATGAAAGTATAAATAAAAGAGATAATACTTTCAAAAGAATTGACTTTGATTTAAAAAGAATTACTGGTTTAGATCTATCACTTGAGCAAAATGTTCAACAAGCTACACAGTTATTCAGACCTTTTTATGAAGATGCCAGTTTAATGAAAGATATGGCCTTCACAAAAAATGTAGGTTTTGAAAGATCATTAGGTGAAGGTAAGAGATATAATACTGATGAAAAAATAAACTCTGAATATTGGGATGGTGGTTTAAGAGCAATTGATTACAAAGTACAAGAATTTAAAGCTTTGCCATATGAGCAACTACCATCTTTCGGTGATGTAAAATATACTCCATATGTTAATGTAGAGAAGAAAGCATTGGAGTTAGCTGCAGAAATGAAGATTGATATTAAAAGAGTTACTCCACAAGGTGATTGGATTGTTACTGAAAAAAATGGACAGCAAGCCATTGCCCCTTTACAAAGTACATTTTATTCTGTCTTAGGTAAAGATCCTAAAGTAAAAGAAATGTATGTAACACAAGCTTATCTTGATAGAAAAGATACAGTAGCATCAAATAAAGATAGGCCTGAATATGGAGGTAATGCTGAGTTAGCTGAGAAAGATTATCTAAATAGAACACTAAAAGTAATGAGGAATCAAACCCTCATTACTAAGAATGATTTATTAAGCCGTAAGATGGCTAATGATAAGATGATCACTAGAATGGAGAAGTCTATTGCAGATGGAACAGATATTGAAACTACACAAACTTCATTAGAACAATATAAAGAAGCTAATGCTCAAATTTCTGAAATGCTTAAACAAGCTGAGAATGACTTAGTAATGTTAGATGGAGATCTTAACCGGACTATGACAACTCAAGGAGGTAGTGCTCTTAATATGGATGACATGGATTTGTTAAGAATGAGAGTTGATGCAGTTACAGCTTCTAATTTACTATTAGCAGATCTCAATCAAGCAGCTATGAATTGGGCAGATCTTCATGGAGAGGTATCATATGAAGCAAATCCATTCTCAGTACAAAGACAGAAATATGAGTATGACTCTTCACTTATTCAACAAAGAGCTGCTGCACAAAAAGATGTTGCACTCTTTAAGCATCAGCTTGATATGGATAAAGCAACATATAAAGCAAAAGCTGAATCAGGACTTTATGATATTGATCCAGAAACTAATGAATTAAAAATAAAGCCAGAGTTAGCAAACATTGAAAGAGTTGCTGAAATGATGACTAAAACACCATCAAATGATCCAATGGCTTTGTCTAATACAATAGATGGTTTATATACTGGTGATGCTGAAGCTGCTAAACAAACAATGGTAAGTGTACTTGCAGAAATGCAAGAAGAGGGAATAATTTCTAATGCAGAAATATTAGAAATTATAGATAATAAAAACTTAAATAGTTTTAATATAGAACCTGTATTAAGGTGGATAAAAGAAAATGGAGATAAATTTAAAGAAGGTACAGGTGAAATTAATCCAAAAACAGGTAAAAGATATGTAACAACAAAAGATATACCAACTGATATATTAAATATAATGATTCAGGAAGGTACATATGTTACAGAGTTAGAAAGAGAAGCAGCAGCAGAAATGGGAGATGATCTTGTTGCACAAGGTGATGCTTCTAAATTAAAACTTGCAGGATTAGCAAAAGCAAGTCTAAAGACTGACTTTTCTCCAAACATGATTACAGACATGACTAAAAAAATGTTAAATGTAATTGATAGGAAGAAAGATGATTATTATATAAGAAACAGTAGTAAAGTAAAAAACTTAATTACATTAAGTCACAGTTTAGATGATTATGCTGCATACAAACTAGCAGCAATCAAAAATAAAGAAGACATTGCAAATGAAACTGCTAATAAGCTTAGAGCTCAAGGTTTCATGTATGCCAATCAATTATTTGATGACCAACTTAATATGGTTGACAAAAAGACATTTATTGCAAATGTTCATAGAGATTTTCCAGAAGATATAATTCTAAATAATGGAATGTCAATGGCAGGTTTTATTAATGCTATGAATACAGGTGGTCTAGCTACATCAACAGCAGTAGCAGTAGCTGGACAACTTGGTCCACAAGTTGCTTTACCTGAAGAAGTAGTAACTGTACCTGCTGCATATCTTACAGGAGCTCTTGCAACAGGTGTAGGGTATCTTGGTGGTGGTGCATGGGATTGGATTTATAATAGTATATGGGGAACTGATGAAGAAGATGGAACTAGATTAGCACAAGGTAATTCTCATTGGACAGGACATAACTATTCTACATCAGAAGAATATGATGAGATGTTAGCAGCATATGATTTGTTAGCTGAAAATAGTATGTTAACAAGTGATATATTAGGATTAGATCAACCAGTATCACTTACTGAATTTGGTACTGGATTATATACTACTGGTGGAGCAGGTATTACTGTTGAACCTGGAGTACGTTCACCTACATATGATCATTATTTACAACTTAGAGGGGTAGTTAGAAATTTAGATTTACAAACAAGTGATGGATCAAACTATGTATCATTTGGTGGAGTAGCTGATAAATTTGAAAACATTGATGACCCAGCAAAAAATAATGAAATATGGTCTGCAATATGGGCTGATTTTAATCCAAGAACTGGCTCAAAAGGAATGGATTTAAAAAGATTTCAAGTTGCTGTATCTCCATTTGGTGGAGAAGATGTAACTAAAGCAGCAATTAATTTTAAATTACCTGAAGACTATTTGAAGAAATTTAAACCAGACTCAGATGGTAATGGTATTATGAGTGAAGACCAATATAATGACATACTTAAAAATGGTATAAGCATTATAACAGATGCTAAAAATTTGGCAAATGTTAGTATGTATAAAAATTCATTTAAGTCAGCAGAACAAATTAGAATTGAAAAAGCAGGATCTAAAGGTGTTACATATACTGATCCTACATTACCTGGTATATCACTTAACTATAAAATAGATCCAGTAGATCCATCTAAGATAGTTGTAACTACAAGCTATCAACAATATATGGGTCCTGGTCAAGATTCTAAAACAGTTACTCTTGTTGCCCCATTATCAAATCAAGGTGCTAACTTAAGATATAATAGAGAAAGATTCTTTACAGGTGATGCAAGTTCAAGTGATCTTGATGGTCCAAAAATTCAACAATTAATGAATCAGCAAAGAAGAGAGTATGGAGGATACTAATGTAAATAGCTTTCAGTCTGGAGTAAATGCAGAATATGCAGGTTCAGTTCCTATGCCACCTCAAACAGATATGGGTATGGCTGGTTCTTCACCTAATCCTATACAAGTAAAAGAGAGATTTATTGGAATCTCTCCTGGACCATTACCGTCTCAAGTTCCTAAAGGTAGTCCTAAAAATTTTGATCCAAAGGCTAACATTGCTGCTATGCAAGAATGGCATGATGCAACTGTTAGAGATCAAGAAGACAAAAATGAATGGGCAAAAATATATTCTTATAATTCAGGTCCTACTGGAACTTTTTATGATAGATACTCTGGGATTCAAGAAGCTGGTAAAATAGAGTTCCATCCATTAAGAGATAATGAAGCTATACTCAATAGAAATACTAATTTCTTTGGAGATATGTATAGAACATTATCTCAAACTTTTTTTCCTATGATTGGAACAGGAATAAAAAGTGTATATGCAAGTACAGGAAAGTTAATTAATGAAGGAGATTTTTTTGGAGAAGATGCAAGAATAGCTCAAGAGCATGCTAAACTATCAGCTTTAACATACTCATCTAAAAATAACTTAGGTTCATTTGTTAATAATCTAACAAACAATCTTGGTTATACAATTGGTATTATGGCAACTGCTATGGGTGAAAACTTTGTAGGAGCAGCTGTTGGAGGATTAATTGGAGCTAGAGCTATTGCACCTAAAGCAGCTAACTTACTATGGAAAGAATACCAAGCTGGAAAATCATTTGATGGAATAGCTACCTATGCTCAAAAACTTGATGAATTAAAAGATATAAATAAAGTTAGAGAAGCTTGGAATAAAGCTAATGGTATAGGTAGAATACAAAGAGGTTTGCAGTCAGGTGTTGGTAGAGTTCTTAATCCATTAAGTAACTTGACTGATAATTACTATTCTATATTAAATTCTACAGATGACTTTACTGGCTATATGAAATCTGCAGGTCTGTATTTAAAAACTGCAGGAGCTGCCTATAGAGATTTTAGAAATATAAACTTAGCATTAGCAGAAGCCAGACTTGAATCTGGTATGGTCTATAATAATTTAATTGGAGATATCTATAAAGATTACCAAATTAAATTTGGCAGAAATCCTAATAATGAAGAGATGCAAGATATTGTAGCTCAAGCAAAACAGGCTGCATATGAAACTTCTGCAATGAATGCTGGTATTATTTACTTCTCAAATAAACTAGCATTTGATAATATACTTAATCCTAGAGTAGGTGCTCAAGGAGTATTAAGACAAAAAATGCTTGACTGGAAAACTGTTGGTGGTGGTAGATTTGGAGAGTTAGGTACTATAGGTTTTGATGTTGCTAAGAATGAATGGAAATTTGCTGAAAGAGGATTTAAAACTTGGTGGAATAAATGGAAAACAGAACCTTTACATAAATCAGTATGGGGTACAGTTGGTTATCTTAAAACAAATTTAACTGAGGGTATTCAAGAATCTTTGCAAGAAACAATTGCTTCAGCAAATGAAAAATATTATAAAGACACATTTTATAGTAACCCAGTTAGAAAAAATCTTATAAGTAAAGCTGTATTTGGAAAAGGTACAACACCTCTTTCATATTATTCTCAAGAACTAGGAGCTGGTGGATTTTCAACATTTGCTTCTGGATTTGCTATGGGTGCATTAGCAGGTGGATTAAATAAATCCATGACTTATTTGTATGAAAAAGCAAATCAAATATTTGACCCTAAAACATTTGAGGAATATAAAACAGAAAAGTCAAAAATAGTAGATGAGCTTGTTAATCAAATGAATGGGTTTGGTGTTGAAGAAATGCTTAACAGCCGACTCTTTAATGGAGGTACTCAAGACATATTAGCAAAAGTTCAAAATTCAGGAAATAAAAAAGAAGTAATGGATGCTGAATCAGAATCTTTGATTCAACATTTTATGATGCTTAATGACTATGGAGTTTTAGATATGTACTTAGATGCTGTAGAAAGCTATAAGGACATGACTAATGATGAGTTTAAAGAAGCTTTTCCAAAATTAGCTGGAGAAGATATTAATAAATACAAAGCAAGAATTAGTGATTTAGTAACTCAAGCAAGAGATATACAAAAAAGAATGGACTTCTATAATAAAGTATATCCTAATCCAATTGATCTCAACAAAATACCTAAAGATAGTGAAGACTATGAACAAGCATATATAATGCATCATACTTGGAATTATGGTATTAAATCTGCTGTTTTCTATAATGAAGTTTTTGATGATGTAAGAAAAAGAATGGTTGGAATCATGAACAAGTTTTATGAGAAAAGACCATTACAATCTATGACTAAAAGACAATCTGATATTATTCTTCGCCCAGAAGAAATGAGAAATGAGATTGGACTATTAAAAAATGAAGCTAATAATCTTATTGCTGTGGGTGATCCTGAGTCAAAACAAATGGCTAAGGACAAATTAAAAGAAGCAGAAGCTCTAGAAAAATATTCTGAAGCATACCAAGAGTTTAGTGAGTACTATCATAGAGATAGATATTTTAATAGAGCTAAATCAATCTTACAACAAGATAAAGAAGAAGGAGAAGAAGTTACAGATCAAGAAGTAGAACAATACTTAGAAGATAGATTTGGACCAAAAAATGAAGAGATAGAAACTAAAATACTTGAAAATCTAGAAGACCAGTATAAGAATTTATTAAAAACAATTTCTGGAAAACCAGATGATTATCTCTTTACAGAAAATATAGATGACTCATTTGAGTTAGTTCTAGACTTTTATAAACTTAATGATGAGTCTAGAGAAATGGTAGATATAATTAATCTAATGAATGACCCAAAAGGTTTCTTAGATGTTTACTACCGTAATGAAAAATGGATGACAGATCTCTGGCTTAAAAAAGGAGATTACTATAGAGAGATAGCTACACAAGAGTTATCACAAATTGAAGATAATGGTTTGTTAAATTTTTTAGCAAACCGAGGAATATTTATGGAGGGAAATGACTTCCTTCTATGGAGAGATCAAGGTATTCCACCAAAAGAATTCTATGATGAAAGAAAAGGTTTAGTAGTTCCTGAAGGTAGTTTGGCATATGACAGATATATGGAAACACTGGAGAGATACCAAACACTAAAAGAAATAGAAGGAGTTGTAACTGAGACTGCAAAAAATGCAGAGCTACAACTTAGAATTTCACAACTACAAGAAAGAAAAGATAGACAACTTGAAAAACTTGAAGTACAGTTTGAAGAAAACTTATTAGCAACAACAGGTGAAAATAAAGAAGCCTGGATGCAAAAAGAAATACCACCTGCACCTAGAAGTAAAAAAGAAATTGAAGATGGTATTAAAGATCTTAATTCTGTTTTAAAATTAGTTGAAGATGCAAATGATGTATCATCATTATTTGACTTATATGAAACAATGGCACAACAAAATATTGTGCCTGAGAATTTTACAGAATTAGCTGAGCTTGCAATACAAAATAATCCAGAAGAAAGTAGTAAATTCTTTAAATCAACTAAAAAATCTGGTGCATCTGTAGAAGATAGACAAAGAGCAACCTTAGTTAAGTTTGGTTTGCAACAAATATTATTAGATAAAATTGCACAAGCTAAAATAGAACAGGAAACTGAAGACTTACAACAAGAAGCTGTTCCACCTATTGAAACAACTGATGCATGGAAAGATTATCAAGAGCAAGTAAAAAAGACAAATGAAAGATATAATGCTTTCATTAATAAATTAAAAGGTCAATTAACAGAAGCTCCGGCACAAACAAAACCTGTTACAACACAAGCTCCTAAAAAAGAATCTAGACAAGAGGTTGACTTAAATGCAACTTGGAATGATTTACCAGATGATTTAAGAAATGAACTTGAAGTTGCATTTGATGCTTATCTTGTAGCTCCTGCTCCAGAAGGTTTAGGAAAACCTGCAGACTTCAGAAGAATTGACCCAACTAGATATGAATTAATAAGAAACAACTGGCTTGAAAGACCAGAACAAAAAGATATTATTAAGGCATACAATGAAAGACCAATTGATGAAGAATCAGCTTTACCTAAAATAAAGTATCTACCACTTACTAAATCAATTACAGAATATGGGCTTACTCAATTAAGAGTTATGAGAGATAAGCTGCAGAGCATGTATGATAGAAACAAGTATGATAATGGTGATACTCTTACTAATAATGATAGAAATGCTATTAAAAATGATATTTCTGAATTACAAAAATATTTAACTTATCTAAGATCAATATATAAACCAAAAGATAATACAAACCGTGTCTTCAGAATTTTTGAAGAGATGGTAAAAAATAAACAAAACGGTGTCTCAAGAATTCTAGATGCTGAAGGCAATACAGTTGGTTATGAGTTTCCAGGTGTAGATGGTAAACCTATGAGGGTTACTAAACTTACTGAAGAGATAGAAAATAAAATGACCAATAAAGATCCTTATTTGTATGAAGCAATTAAGGAACCTTATATGGAAGGCAAAGTCCAAAAAGGTGGTCAATTGCTAATACCATTTAGAGATCTTGTAAATGATACTGACATAGAATCAGATGCTGAAAGACTTAATAGATTCATGTCATTTCTTGAATATACTGTAAAAGATGGTAAACTTGCTCAGTTAAAAAGTCAAAGAAAGCTTGACATTATTAGAAATGCTTTAACTAATAATTTTACTGAAGCTACATTAATTGCAGTTGTAAAAGATGTTGCTAATGATGAATCAACTATTGCTGGAAACACAATAGACAACATGACTAGAGTTGCATTTAGAACTGATAAAGATGGAGGATTTATAAAACCAGAAAAGCCAGCTAAGATGTCACAACAAGCTTATGACAATTTGTTTGGGGAGTATGGTATTATAACTGAATTACAAGACTCAGTAATAGATGGTAAATATAAAATCTTATCTGATGATGTAATAATATATGATCCTACTTTACTTGACTCAGGTTTAGTAGGTGCAATGGACTTAGTAGCATTTGATACTGAGACGGGAGATCTTAAAATTATTGATATTAAAACTGGTAAACCAGAAAACTGGACCAACTTTAATGATGACAGTAAGTTCAATAAAAAACTTACATATAGAATACAACAGTCTATCTATAGAGCTCTCTTATATAATATGACAGGTGAGTTAGCAAAAAGTATTTCTATTCTTCCTATATCAATTACTACAGATATGGATGGTAATATTCTTTCTGCAGAGTCAGCAGCTAAAGTTGTTAATGGTCCAGTTATTAGAGATTTAAAAAATACTATACTATCAATAGAAAAATCAAGCAAGCCAGATGCTAATAAAATAAAAGAATTAGAAAATAAAGTAGAAGAATTAGAACGTGCAAAAACAGTTCCTTTAGAACCAATTGATGATGCAAAACTAGCTGAGTATGGTGTGGTAATGAAGCTTCCTAATCTTCCTGACAATCTTAAACCAGAAAATGTTGGACAAGAAACAAAGGAGCCACAACTTACAGAAGAACAAAAGTCAACTGAAGTTAAAAAACTAAAAAAGAAAATAGCTGAAGTAAATAAAAAGTTAGCTGATATTCCTAATGGAGGTATGATCTCTGTTGGTGATATGGTAGCTACTTCTCCTCAATATGAACAACTACTTGCTAAGAAAAAACAGTTAGAAACTGAGTTGGCAAAACTTGAAAAAGCACCTAAAGATATAAAAGCTGAGGAAGCTGATATAGAAAAAAGAAGACTAAAAGAATTAGAAAAAAGATTTAAAACAATATTTGATACTACACCATTTTCAATAGAAGAAATAAAAAATGAAATTAAAGAAGGATTTGATAAAATTGAAGAATTAGAAAAAGAGTATAATAATAGGTTTAAACAAATTGCAGATTCTGAAAGAAATAGTAGGTTATATCAAAGTCCAGAATTAACAGAAAATTTTGAAAAAGGAAAAACAGAAAGTGATGATTGGTTTTTTAATAAAGCTAAAAGTAGGGTATATGATAAATTAGATTTTTTAGGAGCTGTCCCTGTTCGAGATATCAAACCTTTTAAGGATTTAGAAAAACTTGAGTTAAAAATAAAAGATTTAAAAAATGTATACAGAAAATCTAAAGATGATTTTGATAAAATCAATGCTGAATTTGATAGACAACTAGCTGCTTTAAAAAAGGCATCAACACCAACAAAAGATCCAATTGAAGATGAACTTGATGCATTAAAAAGAAACTTTGTAGATAATGTATTCCCAGAACTTGTATCATTAACTTCTGAAGAATTCAAAAATATACTTGACAGAATCAAATCTGCTGAGAAACTTGAAGATTTAGAAACAGCTTATACTGATGCCATAGTTGCTATTACAGCAGAAACAGATATACAGTTTGCAGACCTTGTAGAAAATGTATACCAGATTAGAAAGAATTCATTAAAGCTAAGCACATCTGAGGAAAACATTGCTGAAGGTGACTATCTTATTAGCAAAAAACCTATCTTTGGAATTACAGAAAATGAGGTAGTTGTTGTTAAATCTAAAGGTGACGGTAAGATTGTAATCAATCAGGTTGAAAATGTAAAAAATGGAAAACCTAAGAAAAAAACATTTACTGAAACTCAGATAAAAGCAGGGTTTACTAAAACTACTGAAGAAGCATTAAAAGTAGAAGAAGAAATTATGGAACCTACACCAGAAGAAAAAGAAAACTCTGAAATTTCAAAAAGCAGTCTTAAAGATTTTGCTGACAATCCTGAACTAATTGAAAAGGCAAAACAAAATGCAGCCAGCATGTCTAAAAAAGATAGACTTGCCGCATTGAAGAATAAGAGTAAAGATGATAATATTAATAATTGTAAACCAAAATAGAAATGGCTTGTCAACTCTATACTGAAAATGATATAAGTGCTTTATATACAATAGTCCGTGGAGAAATACTTGATAGGATGAATGATCCTAAACTAGGTAAATTTGATAATAAAGCATTAGATAAATTCATTAGAGAGATCTATGAAGAATTTAAAGATGAACCAAATGGTCTTCTTTATGCACAAGCTGTTCCTGATATATTAGATTTAGTTAAGAATGATCTTGAAATTAAAAAGTATTTAAGACAAGATGCTGGTTTAAGTTTTGACTATTTACAAGACTTATCATTGGAATTTGAAGATCCTAAAAATGTATTAAAGTTTGTTACTCCAAAAACTACTACAAAAACAAAGAAAGACGTTGATAAAAAAATTAAAGAGAGCAATAAGACTTCTAAGAATGTAGTACAAAATAATGATAATAATGCACAACCAAATTGGTCAGCTGTGCAGGAAAAAGCAAAAGTAGATTATCCAGATAAAACATCTGATAATGTTGCTATTGCAAAAAATCCTGATAAGATGACGGAGGAGGAAAGAAATCAAGAAGACCAGGATAAAAAATTATTTTTTGAAGTAGTTAAAACTGCAGTAGTACAAGCTAAGAAAAAGGATATAAATGATAATGTAATGTTAGGGGACAAAGCAATCATGCTTAGAGCTCAGAACATTAGAGATTTGAATCCTGATGATTTAACTAACTATGATAAGACTTTCTTAAGTAAGAATAGAACTTATGATATTAATATTGCCATCATCTCTGATGCAAAAGGTAATCCAATTAGATTTGATGAGAATAGTAATATTGTAGAAACAGGTGGTAGAATTGTATACCAGTACATTAGACCAGTTGTTAATCAAGGTGGCAAATTATATTTAGGAAATAGATCTGGTTTCTTATATACATTAATACCTGCTGAGACATTAGCTGCAAGAGAAATTAAAGAAGGTATTGCAGAAGGTAACTTGTATGGTGAACAAGAGAGACAAGATATCCTAAATAAAATAAAGAATACACAAAAACAAAAAATGAATGATCTACTAAGGCTAAATGATAGACTTAGTACAAGTACTGAACCTGTCTTATTACCTATTACAGGTGGAAGCTTTGGTATTGTAGAACGTAAATCTGAATTAATATCTAATACAAATTTTGCTGATGATTTGTCTATGATCTATACTTATGACTCTGGTGTAAAAGAGGGTTATAGTTTTTTCATGGTAAACAAATTCAGTGCTGGTGTTGCTGTTAATAGTCAAATTTATTTGCAAAAAATGGACATGCCAGAATCTCTTGCAGACAACCTAGGTAAAATACTAGCAACTAAAGGATTATTAAATGGAGAACCATTAAGTCCACAAGCAAAGCTGGAATACTACAATACTTTTTTATCTAATAGAGTTGAGACAAATAATATTAATGTTGAAATAAATGAAGTATTAGGTGTTAATCAACTTTCTGTAACTATAAAAGATCCATTAACTGGAGAATCAACTGTTGTTGATTTAGAAAAAGATGATGCGGCAAGTATAATTAGCAATCATCTTAAAAAAGTAAAAGTTATAACTAAAAATGATGGAACTCAAATTAGTTATCCTGCTAGTATGAGTTACATGAAATCATTTGCAGAGGATGGTGCAATACAAAAAGGTGTAAGATTTACTGACTATGAAATCAATCAAAATAAAGATGGCATAGAAATAATAAAAGAAGTACAAAAAGATTATTTTGGTTTTATTAAGCCTCTTGCTAAAGTAGATTATACAATAGGTGATGTTGGTTATTTTGCTGGAGTCAATGCTTATTTAGAATTTGCTGTCCCTATAGATTTAGAAACTCCAATGGATGAACAGATTGATATAGGTATACCAAAAGAAAGTAATTTAACTTCTGATGATGTAGATAATGGTACTCAAGATGAAGTTAAAAAAGAAGAAGTTGAAGAAGAGGAAGAAGAAGGAGTAAAGTTTACAATAGAAACTAAACAATCTACTCTTCCAAATGATAAAACTCTTGTAGCAAATATAAATGAAGCAGATGTAGTATTTGGATTAGGAACAAAGTTTACTACTCCTGATGAAAAATTAGTACAACAAAGAGCTGGTGCAGTAAACAAATGGTATGGATTAAAAATTGGTTCTAAAAGTGAAGCTCCAAAAAATTTAATTCCTCCACAAAATGCTATTGATTTAATGGTAAGTAACCTTTCTAAAATGAAAGGTAATGTTGTAAATATTGTTGGTAATGATATTGCACAGCTTGCTAAAGATGGTTACACTCAAGCAGAAATAGATAAGTATATTTATAATATCTTAAAAGAGGTTGTAAAGGATTATCCAATATCTAAGATCATTAGTAATGGTCAAACCGGTATTGCTGAAGCTTCAATCAAAGCAGCAAAAAAATTAGGTATACCAGTTAAGATTAGAGCATTTACAGGTTATGCATTAAGAACTCAAGCTCCATATTTAGCTTCAGGTTCAAAATCAACTAAGAATACTAAAGCAGATTTTCTATCTAGATTTCTTAGCAAGTCAACTAAAACTTATAAGAAAGCTGCAAATAAAGTTACTCAACCAGTGGATACATCAACTGTTGTCCCTGCTAAACCAACTATACCAGCTAAAACAGTAGAGCAACAAAAAGTTCAAGATAGAAAAATTAATAAAATTTCTATAGATGATTTACTAAATGGTACTGATTTAATACCTGATCTTCCAGGTATGGATAGAAATAAAAGAGCTGCTTCTGTTATGAATCAACTCTATGGAAGTGCTAGAGCTTGGGAAGATGTAAATGCATGGTTTGATAAGTCCCCTTTAAAAGGTGTTGTAGATGTTGAAAGACTGGCTCTTGTATTTAACTCTTCAGCATATGGTACATTTCTTTCTGCAGGATCTCTTTTATCTGATGCAGCAAATAAACTTAGAGAAGAAGGATTTGCAGCAAGAATAGAACTATATGGAGATGCCCAACCAATTACTTTATATCACGAAGCATGGCATGCATTCTCTCAGTTGGTTCTAACAATAGAAGAAAAGACAGCATTATATAACCATATTAGAACATTTGATAAATGGGCCAATAAAGAATTTATAGAAATTGAAGAAGATTTAGCTGAAGACTTTATTGACTATGCTGTAAATGGTAAAAAACAATCTGGTATTATTCAGACCATATTTAATAAAATCAAAAAGATTATTGATTTCTTCTTTGGTAAAACAACTAAGAGAGATGTAACAAGATTGTATGATATACCAATGGTAAAAGAATATTATAATAATCTTTATACCGGAAACTTTACAGTTGATACTGAAAATGCTGAGCATAACTTAATGCCTGGTTTTCAAAGATTGAATAGTGCAAAGAAAACAATACAACCAATCACAAGTACTGGCAAAGACTTTACTGAAATTACTGATGTTCAGTCTAATAAGATTGTGGATCTTATGGATTCATTAATGGCTAGAACCTTCTATAAATATAATACTACATACGGTACAACAAGTGGAGCAGTAAGACTTTTAAGTGATATAACTAATAGACAAAAACTTTATAGTAATATAGAAAAACAGTTAAATGTTTTACTTGATAATCAAATAGAAGTTGCACAAAGTATTGCTATTGCAAATGCAGACCCCACAAATAAAAATCCTGATTTTGTAGCTGAACAAAAAGAGATGGCAAAGCTTGATCTTTTGATGAAAGCAGTGGAAAATTATGGTGTTGTTGATGAGGCATTAAGTAAAAAAACAGATAAAGGTGTAGTTGCATTTCACATGCAAAGATCAAGATTTAATATTTTGAAAGATGCCTATAATGATGATACAGAAGATGCTACAGTAGCTTTATTTAAAACAGAAGAAGGTAATTCTATTTCTGCTAAACAGTTAGCAACTGATGATACAATGATGATGCTTTCTGGAATCTACCAACTTAATAGAGATGAGAATGGGGATTATTTAATTGAAGAAAATGAAAATGGAGTTAAAACCTACTCTGTAAAAACAGATGACTTTGGTCTTCCAATGCTAGAACCAGTAGATGTAATGTGGGCTAGATTAGCAAGAACTTTACAGGGCTCTATGGATTTTCTTGATATGTATGATAGAATGAAAAACTCAATTGAAAATTATCCTGAGTTTATTCAAGTTCTTGAAATATTACCAAACCCATATCAATTTGGACCTTTAGCTTATAATAATAACACAGAGTTTAAATCAGAAACTAATTTCTGGCAAGATCTTAAGAAGCCGGTTATTCCATTTATTCAATTAAATATAAATAAAACTGTTATAGAGAAAGCTAAACAAATTGATGGTAAAAGAATACCAGAGAAATCAATCTATGAAGCTAGACTTGCTGCAGCTAACTTTGATATTTATAGAATCATTAATGATTGGACAACAAACTTTAATGTTGCTGATTCTGTTACCAACAGATTTATTGAAAAGGATGGTGGAAACAATTACTTAAATGTTAATGAGGTTATTAAAGAATTTACATTAGACAAAAAGCTTAATCCTAACAAAGCAGGTGAGTTTCTTGCAGCTCTTGGTATCCAATTAGATATGACAAGTGCTGATATTAGAAATGTTGTTAGAAATAAAGAAAAACCATTTGCTTCTAGATACAATATTGATTTTATATATGATAATGTAAGATTAGTATACTTAGCTAGTAAGTCCAATGATATTGGACTAATGGCTGCAGCAGAGGATTTTAAAAGACAGCCTCTATATTATTTGATGAATGAAATGCCAAAAGCAATAGTTGATGCTGCTGGAGGAAAAGCAAGAGATGTTAGATCTAAAATTACAACACTTGCACAATTACAAAATAGATTTTCAGATGGATACTCAAACTACAGTGTATTAACTCCTGAAAAGAATAGAGTATGGGAACAGTTCTTAGATAATACAGTAACAAGAATTGTAACTTCAATAAATAAAGCTTCTTCTTGGCAACAGCTTACTATGAAAGAAGCTGATCCAAATGGTAGATTCCAACACATGAGATGGTTGTCTGAAGAGAATAATCCTTCTTCAGCATTTTCTGTAGTATTAAATTCTATTTTTGATTTAAATCCAATGTCACCAAACTATGGTGAAAAGTTTCCAGGTGCTGAATTGTTATTAGAAAATATTGGAGGTACTCAAATTATTGATAGAGAGAATAATGAAACTACTGGAACATCAACTGCAAATACAGATGTAACAAGTAAGTTCTTACAGGAAATGCATACAATGCTACAATCAGGTGTTGTGGAGTTCATGAGACATGCTTCTAAGCAAACAGCAATGAACTTAAGAGCTAAGAAAGTAAATACTTATTCAAGCAAAAAACTCACCAATCTTTATGTAGATATCATGGCATTTAGTCCAAGTAATACTACAGCAAATAATAATCTAGGAGAGTCAGAAGCATTTAATGTGTTACTTGGTTACATTGCAGCAGAAGCTGGTAGGATTTACAGATTCAAATCAAATAAAGAATACTTTGGAAAATTTTCAGCCTATAATAGAAATGTAGTAAGAAAAGATAATGGTCAAACTGTAAAAGCCGGTGAAGCATTTACAGCATTTGATGATGTCTTATCTGCTGAAGTACAAGGTGATCTATATGCATTGATAGATAAAACTATGGAAGATGCATTAGAGACTGGTTATTTTAATCCTGAAGATTTTAATCTTAAAGATATTGTTAATGAGAATCCTGAATTAAGAAGAAAAATTAAAAATGATGTCATTCAATATTTTAATGCTCAAACACAACAAAACTACAGTAGATTAGAAGATGCTAGATATATAGACCAAAGTTTATATGATATGGTATCTTCTGAAGAACTTAGTAAAGATCAAGTAGATAAAATGCTAGTTAAAGCATACACCTATAACTATTGGATACATAACTTTGAAACAACCATTTTGGCATATGGAGATACAGTACAGTATAACCATGACAAAGAAGAGTTCCATAAGAGAAATGCTGGTTTAGGTTCTGGTGGTAGAGGATTCCGTGCAGATTATAGAGCAAGGATGTATATCAACAGCCCTATGTATGAAAGACTTTATGCTGAAAAATATAATTATGAATTTAGACCATATGATGGTACACTTAACACAGCTATTATAAAAGAAGAAGAGATAGGGGAATCTAAATATAAGTCAGAATACTATGATGCTCACGTTAAAGATTATACACAAAGGTATTTAAAAGCTGGTAAATCTAAAGCTGAAGCAGAAAGACTTGCAAAAGAACTTGCAACAATAGTTCTTAAAGACTACAGTGATATGAAAATTGCTGATGGTCAAGGTTGGATAGGATTTGAAGCATATAAGATGTTAAAAAATCTAGAAGGTAACTGGACTACTCAACAGGAAAACTTATATAAAAGAATTGTAAATAATGAAACAATTACAGCTTCTGAAATTAGAGAATACTTTCCACCATATAAATTACAGTACTATGGTAACATTAAAGTTTCTGGATTACCATTAACATCTTTTCATAAATTTTCATTAGCTCCATTGATTCCTACAGTGCATACTGCCAATACTAGATTGGGTCAGATTCATGACATGATGATGAAACAAGGTATTGATTATGTATTAATGGAATCTGGTGAAAAGGTAGGACATTTTGGTTCAGGTGATAACATTGTGGACAAAAATGGAAATATAGATACCTCAGTTACATTAACCAAGAATGTAATTTTTGCAGAATACCTTAAAAATCAAACTGAAGTAAACTCAAAGTATAAACAAAAATCAATATTCTCAACTCAGTTAAGAAAGTTAGTATTAGAAGGAATGTATGAAAATGGTCAAATAACCATAAAAAAACATACTAAGCTAATTGAAAACTATGTAAACAGGGTATCTGAGTATACTGAGTTACTTAAAAATGAATTAGTTGATGAACTAGGGTTTGAAGAAACTGAAAGTGGAGAATTTATTCCAGTAAATAAAGACAGTATTGCAAAGCTTGCAAAAATGATTCGGGATACTCTTACAAGAGATGATGTATATAGTGACAATCTAATAGACATCATTGATGTAACTGATGAGGGAGATTTAAGATTTGACTTATCTCTACACCCAGAGGCTGTGAAGATTGAAAAACTTTTATTGTCATTGATCAATAAAAGAATAATTAAACAAAAAGTTAAGGGAGAACCATTAGTACAGAAATCATCTGCTTTCTATGATGGTTTATTTGAGTTGCCAATTGATTTAGATAAGATGAGTCCTGCTGCACGGGAAACTGCAGTTAAAAAATATATGGGCTCTAACTTTTTACCTACATATCATAGAGGAGCTGATGGTAAAACTACAGCAATGAAAGTTGCCATATCTCTTCAAGGTGATTATGAGAGTTTATTAAATCTAGAATACAAAGGTGAACCAATAGGAACTATTGATAGACTTAATGAAGCTATCAAAGATGATGAATGGTTAGATGCAAATGATAAAAATAACAGAAAAGCAATAACTATGGTTGGAGTTAGGATTCCAGTACAGGGTTTGAACTCTATGGAATTTATGGAAGTATATCACTTCCTTCCAGCAGAAGCTGGTAATATTATCATTCCTCCAGCAGAAATAGTTGCTAAATCAGGAGCTGACTTTGATATTGATAAGTTATCTATATTCATGAATAACATTGATTCTGATGGCAATGTTAAACAGACAATGTTTGAAAATGCAGAGGAATTCTATAATGCACTCAAAGATCCAGCAAAATATGATATGACTAAGCAGCAGATGTATGCTATGCAAAAGGCTGGTCTTGAGAATGCACTGATCAATGACATAAGAAGTATTCTTGAATTACCAGAAAATTTTGTATCTCTTACAACTCCTAACGGAACTTATCTTGTTAAACCTATAGCAGATAGATTAGCACAATCAGTAATGGATTATAGTCCATTACAAAATATGATGACTAAAGATAAAGATGGAAACCTTGTACCAAATCTTTCAGCTCCAGATAAAAGTGGTAAGCAAAAAGAAGTTATTAGTCCAACAAGAATCTTTGAAGTAGGTTATAACTTATACAAACATGAATCAAATGTTGTTGGTAAGAAGACATTAGGACTTGGTGCTATTGAAAATACATTCAATGTTATATTTAATTCATTAGGAGCAACAATGCCTCCTGTGTATAAACACAGTGATGAAGAAATGAATAGAATATCATTCTTAGGTTTAAGACATCACACAACAAAAAAGAATGGACAAGATGTTATATCATTGTCTAATCAGTATGATGTTGATGGTGTAAATAAAATAGCTGATGTTATATCCCAATTAATAAACGGTTGGGTGGATGTTGAAAAAGATGCTTGGATATTCTTTGTGCAGGGTAACTATGAAGTTGCACCTATACTACTTTACTTACTTAAGACAGGAGTACCAGTAGAAGAAGCAGTTTACTTTGTATCACAACCACTTGTTAGGGACTATGTAAAAGAAAAGAGACTTGCACAAAGTACATTTGCAGAACCATTAAGAAGAGACCCAGGATATTTAGGAGTATCTTTCAAAGCAGCCAGCAATGTTATATCTAAAAACTTTAAGAACTTTCTTGCAGATGACCAAGTAAGATATACTGTTGGTAAGAATATGATGGATGAATATTTTAAAAACAGAAGTGAAGATAACAAACATTTCACTAAAGAAGAAATGCTTAATCTAATCACAGAAAGTAAAAATAATCCTGAAAAAGCTAGTAGTGACTTATCAAGAACAATGTTCTTGCATTATCTTACTATAGAAAAACAAATTGAAGGAATCACAGCATTAAAGATGGCTTCTAATCCTGATACAGCTCTTAACACTGATGTAGGACAAGCTATTCAAGCTGAATCTAATATTGAGGCTTTAGCACTAAATACTAAAATAGATCAAGATCTAAGGTTAGGAATGATTAATGATTCAATTATTAGTTCTTTCTTTAATTCAAAACTTGTTAAAGGTTTAGCAAAACCATTATTCAAGTTTAGATATGATGAAGACATACAAGATTATATACAATCTTATGTTTCTGATTTTAAAAATGCAGAAATTTTAAAAGCTGCATTTGGATATAACTATCGTGATATATTCCCAGTTGTATTTAGAAATGATATTTTAAGTTATTTGTTCCAAAATACACTAAGAAAATATAGTCTTGGAAAAGAATATAGCTCTTATGCCCTAAGTGACAATATTAAAATTACACCTGCTGCAGGACTTAAGTTTGGTGCACGGGTTGTAGATACAGCTGGTGGGCCAACTATGGTGGTTGATAGAGTTCAAATTGAAAAAGAATTCTTTGACAAGTCTTATCTAAGAGGAAGTGAAGCTAAAAATAGTTATGAGGATAGAGGATTATATGCTCTTGAGCCAGGTCATTTTGGAAGTAATGTAGCTTCTAACAAAGAAGAATATATCAGATTTGTTGTAGAAAGAGAGTATCTAAGACATGTTATGCCTTTTGATGAAGTTGTAAAAACACAAGAGTTTAAAAAAGAACTTGAAAATGTAAAAAAGACTAGTGTAAGAGGTGTGGAAACAGAAAATAGAAGATACACTTATGAAAAAATTATAGCAAGTAGAGCTTTAGATAACACATTGAATCCATATCATTTATTTAATGATAAAGAAAATGCATATGCTGTTAGATTAGAAAGGCTTAAGACTCAATACAGAACTGAGCTTTTTGATAATTATCCTGTACTATCTAGAATAGTAATAGATACTAATCAATCTAAGACAATGTTTAATCTTTATATAGATGATAAAGACATGACATCATTTAAGTCTAATTTATATTCAAGAAATTTTGAAGAGCTTTCAAATAGGGCTGTAAAAAAGGTTGAAGATAAAGATGAGAATGATAGAATTAGTGACTTCTTTGCAAAGATTACATACATTGCAATGCTGCAATCAGGTACTAATAAAAGTAAATACAACTTCCTAAGCTTAACTGACTTTGATAAGTTTATTGATGTAATGAATGATGAGACTGCTAAGTTCTTAGAATCTCCTGTAAAACTTAAAATGCTTGTTGATTTTAAAAATAAGTTTGAACAAGTTAACAGTAAAACAAATAGAGACAAGTATAGATTTAAAAATTATTTGACAGGACTAGATGTTCAGAAATCTATAGATACACAGTATGTACTTTCAAAAATTCCAGATTCAGAAACAATAACAGCTGAAGACATAGAAAATGCAGAAAGGCTGGTAGAAAGAAAAAATCTTATACCAACTATTAGTGCTAATGTATTTGTATACAATGATCTTTCTGGAAGTGAAAAAGCATACCAGTATATAGTTGATAATAATCAAGACATTACATTTATCTATCAATTAAGCTTAGCACAAAAAGAAGCATATGAAAAAATGACACCTGAAGAGTTTAATAAAAGAAAGCTTAAAGGGCAAGTGCTACTTAAAAAAATAGCTAATAGTTCTTCTGTAGGTATAGTAACTGGTTTAGATAAGGTATCCGATGCTTTCTCTACTCTAGATAAAAAGTACTATGATAATAGGATAGCTGATATAGAACTTGCTATTGCAGAAATCAATCAAGTAATAGAAAAAGGAGGTAAAGTTGCATTTTCTATTAATGGATATGGAGATCCTGCTTTGATGCCAAAAGAATTATTTGTATATTTAAGTAGAAGACTTTTTGAAGAATTCCAATATCTTAACCCAGGATCGGAGTTTGCAAAAGAAGTAAGTTCAGAGGTAGCCAAATATCAACCTGTAACAGATGCAGAAATATTAGCTAAATTTGAAGGAGAGAATAACCCATTAAATTGTATGTAATGTTTTGTGAATCTAGGTCAACAGTTTTAGAAGATTTAAAAAAGAGAGGTATACTTGGTGAATTCAATGATATATTGGATCCAATTGAATTTAATAAATTTAATGAAGAATTTACCAGATTTATACAGCTCAAGTATCCAAATCTAAAACTTGAAGAAAATGATTCTTTCTTCAATGAACCATATGAGGTTCAAACAAGATATCCATATTCATCTAGATTCTATAGGGATGACATAAATGTTACACTTTATGCTCAACCAAATGATGAGTTATTCCAAATACTTGATGATGTTAGAATCCAACAAGAAATAAAAGAAGAGACTAAAGACTTTGATATTCTAAAAGAACCTGTATCAAACTTTGAGGATGATGAAAGTTTAAACCCTATGTTTATGAGGGATAACTTTAATAATTCATCTTTAAATAGGGAGTTTAGTAATAGACTAAGAACTAGTCTTATTTCTTTCATGGAAGGATTAAACATTAAAATTGATCAGGATCTTGATGAAATAATAAGTTCAGATAGAAGAACTTGGATTGATGAGAATGGTGTAAGAAGAACAAAAGAGGATCCTTTAGCTGCATTTGATATACTTCAAAAGTATATGGCACTTAAAAGAAATGTATCAGACAAGACATTAGCTATGCAGTCTGCAAATGTTATATTTCAATTTCTTGGTAAAAAATCTAAACTTGGTTTAGAGCTTTGGAAAGGTATAAATAGCTGGAGCAGATATGATGAATTGTACAATAAATACAATACAAGAAGGCTTGAAGTAGAAGATGAACAAACTGCGGAAGAAGTTACACCATATGGTGAGAGAGATATGGCTGCAGAAACAGTTAGAGAAATCTACAAATATGACCCAGCTAGATTTAACCCATATGCACACAGGCAAGTAATTATTGAGTTTATTGCCGGTATGTTAGTTGTTGGTGTTGAAAATGGATATGATGGTAGTAAAAGAAAAAATCCTGATATAAGCAAAGAATACTTTGAAAGTTTAGGCTACAAAGATAAATATGCTGAAAATTGGATTATTAGAATGTTCAATAAACTATGGAACTGGTGGCAAGCAAATATTAAGGACAATAAAGCTATAACTATATACAAGGAAGCTGAACTAAGAGACACTGTCTTAGATATTGTTGATGATGTTTATAAAAAGAACTATGAGAAGTTTATTAGAAGTTACTATGAGGATTCAAATGGTAAGTTCTTTTCAAGCAAGGGAGAAGAGTTTGAGCAAAAGTATTATAATCAAAGTTTAAATAGAGACCCATTTGCTAAAGGGATTGTAGAAAAATTATTTAATTCTCCATTTGAATACTTTCTTAGTGGCTCATTAGTATTAAGAAAGTATGGTAGAGTTGTAAGAGCTATATCTGAAGATCTGCATGATATTGATGGTGTTATTAGTCTTGAGCAATTTAACAGTGAGAAAAATGCAGCTCAGTTCCTTAAATGGATTGAAGAAAGAGGCTTACCATTAAGTAAAGCTAGGAGCAGAAAAAATTCTGAAACTTTTAAAAAAGAAGTTTTACCATATCTTGAAGCACAATCTTGGTATAAAAATTTAAAAGAACAATTTCCTAGTTGGAATTTTGATACTGCCTTTATTGGTAAAGATCATAAGAAGGGAGAGTCAATTACAATTACGGGTTATGTTGAACATCCTACTGAAACAGAAACTGTACAAGATGGATTAGCAAGTTATGGGGGAAAAATTGTTCCCAATATGGTTACTAGACCTAAGAGATATGTACTTGATTTCTTTTTAAGAACCCAAGAAGGAAATTATCCAGAAATATTTGATCAGTACTATAAAGACTGGAAACAAATCTTTGAAGCAAAAATAAACATGGGTAGAGGTAAAGACTTAACAGATCTTATATACTTCCAACCTTTCTTTGAAGACAAATATAAATTTACTAATAGAGGTTTTAGATATTTTACTTTTGCAGATGATCATTTTACAAATATGCCTGACAAAAGTGATTTAACAGTTGATGAAGGAAAAATAAATAATGAGAGAGCAAAAGAAGCTGCAGATGCATTAGGACAAAAAATTGCTGAATCATTAGGTGTTCAGTATATGTATGTAACTGAGCAAGAAGCTAGACAAATTCTTGAATCAAGAAAGAAAAAATATAATGGAGAACCAGCATTCTTTTTTGGAGGAGCTGTATACATAGTAGGAGACAATGTAAATTTTGATACAGTACTCCATGAATTATCCCACCCACTATTGAGAGCAATCTATAGAGAAAACAAAACTCTATTTACCAATCTCTATAATAGTTTGATGGCAACTACTGAAGGTCAGATAATAAGAGATCATGTTATAAAAAACTATCCAGAATTACCTGAGTATACTATAGATGCAAATGGGGAAAGGCAACTTAATCCCCTCTTTATGGAGGAAACTTTAGCATATGCTTTACAAAGAAAAGCAGCTAATCAGGTAACTAATCAAATTGAATCAGAAGGATTTGAGTCATTTATAGGTAAATTATTAAGTGTATTAAAAGACTTACTTAAAAAGATTTTTGGCTCTAAAGTAAAGGTAGCTGACATTAATGTAAATACAAAGATAGATAAGTTAGCAGAAATGTTATTGACAGATACTTTTGAGTATAATGTTGAAGCCATAAAAAATGAAGACATAGTAGCTTTTGCTAGGGAAATTAAAGACATGGCTAACAGACTTGTAAAAGATGTTAAGGCTGATAAAATTCAAGAATCTATAAATGACTTGTTTGCTACTAATCAATTAATTTATGAAAAGGCAATAAACTTTAAAACTAGATCACCTTTGTATCAGAAAATGCTTAAAGAAGCATTATTTGTAAAAGGTACTAAAGAACTATTGCCAAGAATAAAAAGAAGTTTAGCTGGCTTTCAAACAATAACTAACTATGAAGACCTATCTGTTGATGAGATAATCAAAAATACAGTTGAAGCTGAAAGAGCAAGAACTCAAGATCTTACTAACAGAGCTAGAAGTTTTATTAATAGTGTTGCTGTAGTCAATAATATTTCTCAGAATATATTTAGTGATCTAAATAGAATGCAGAAAACAAAAGAGTTTAACTCTAGGGATGCTGTAGCTCTTCTCTTTTTATATAGAAGCTCAATTAGATCATGGAATGATATGTTTAACACATTTGATGAATTCTTAATTGAGCAAGATGATTTTGATGTTACTCAACCAAATGAACTAACAGATCTCATTAATGAGACAAAGAATAATTTACTCAGAGCAGACAAAAAAATTAGAGATATCTATCAAGAAAACAGTGTCAACTTTTATGTAGAAGTCACTGGGTATATGAATGATTTCCTAATGCAAGAACTTGGAAATAATTTAAAAAATGCATTAACTAATAAACTATCTGTTTCGGAGATTGAAGAATTATACAATGGTGTTATCAAACAATCATTTACAGATCAAGATTTAGATGAGTTGTATGCAAAGTATGAAAAGAAAGGAATTGAATCTAAATACATTAAGAAATTTATTGATGACTATAAAGAGTTTTTGCTAAATCAAGATACAATTACTGATGGTCTGTCAGGTAAATTAAAAGATGTAAGTTGGTTTAACAGATTCTTTGAGAGCTATACTTCTAGTAATGACCCTATAGTAGGTGGATTAGCTATTTTTATTAATGATCAGATAACTGAAGCTAATAACAGGGCCCTGGAAAAGTCATATCAATTTAGAAAAAAGCTTCAACCACTTTTAGAAAAAATAGGTTATAGTACTTTAAAAACAAGGCAATTAGTAGACTTATTAATGTTTAAGGATAAAATACTTTATGTAGATCCTAAAACAAAAAAGCCAGTTGAAAAAGAAATATTAACTTTTTTGAATGAGTTTGGAAATGGTTGGAGATATGTTCAGGATTTACTTGAATATAAAATTGATGAGGCATGGTCATCTGAAGATCAAGAAAAAATTAGAACTGCTGTTGATGAATATAGAGCTTTTAAAAGAGACTATATGCATGATGAGTACATTCAAGAAGTCTATCAAAAAGATAGTGTGTTTGATAAGTATGGTGATATAGGAAAGATGGCATGGCTTGCAAGAAAAATGGCTCTTGATGCATATAACAATGAATCAAATGAGTTAACAGATGAGCTAGAAAGATTTCAAAAATATTCTACACTTCAGTCACTTTGGCAAGATTACAAAAATTTGTATTCATTAAAGTATGCTGATGGTAGTGATAAAGTAGATGATCCAATCAATGGTATTTATGACTTAACTATTACTAGAATACTTCTTGAACATAGAGAAAGTACCGGTGACTATTATGAGTTTATCCCAAGAGCTGGCTCTTTACAAACTGCATTTAATGAATTTTTAAGTTTAAAGGATCAAGAAGGAGCTACTCCTGAAGAAATAGAAGAAGCTAAAAAAGAATGGGTAAAGCAAAATTTAAGAGTTGCTTATACTGAAGACTTTTATAATTCTAGAAAAGACTTGATTACTAAACTTAAAGCTTTACAATCAAAAGTTAATACTGTAATAGAAGAAGATTTTGATATCAGCAATGCCTATAGTGAAATCTATAACTTAATGTATGCTTATAAAGATGAGCAGGGTCAACCTATTCCAGAAGAGTTAGGTGTAGATAAGTTAAAAACAATTAAAGAGCTTAATCAAAAAATTATTGATTACAAAGCTAAATTTGATACTAAAACTGGACTTTCTAGAGATGAGTCTGAAGAACTTGATTTATATATTGCTATAAGTAAAAAAGATCCAGCAAAACTAACACCAGAACAAAAGTTAAGATATAGAACATTGTTGGAAAAACAAGCTAAGACTGGTTTATCTGTAGGTGAAGTGGCTCTTATGCAAAGTATTTATGCTGACTTATCTTCATTAACTCAAAAGATACCTACTGAATATTATGTTGATGCATTAAATGAGCATTTGCAGAGATTAAATGTTGCACCAATTAATGTTGAAGATGCAACTAATTTCATCAACAGTGATGAAATGAAAGCCCTATTAGAAAAAGATGGGAAACTAGTAGATTGGTTTAGAGTTAATCACGTTTCTAGAAAGGTTAAAAATAGAAAGACTAGAAAAATTGAAGTCAAGTATGAAAGAACTATGGCCAATTCTTTGTCTGTTCCAAAGAATCCAGAGTACTATGAAAAAACTGTATTGCTTAATGAGCTAACAGGAGAAGAAGAAACCTTTAATGGTTTACCTAATGCTAGACACTCTATTTATAGAATAAAAGATAAATATAGAACAGGTTACAATCCTCAGACAGGTGAAGTAGAATTACAAGTTGGTGTACACATTGACAATAAAGGTCAATATCTTCCAAGATTATTTACTAATGTAAATGATCCTAATTCTGCTAAAGATGATAGATACATTAACAAGGATTACATGAGGCTTAAGGATCAACCAAATAGTGTAAGATTCCAACTCCTTGAGGTAATGAAAGAAGCTCATCTTTCATTTCAAGAAGATAAGTCTAATAAGTCTAAGTTATATCTAGATATGCCACGCTATGTATTAAGAGATAACCTATCTAGATTACAAGCTGGTAAATTAGGTGAAAGATATTCTCAGATTAAAAAAGGTATTGGTCAGTCAATAAGAGATGCTTGGGGTAAGTCTGTAGATGAAGTTGAATTAGAACACAACTATGAAAGAGATAATAATCTTCAAGAGTATAGACTTGTAAATACTGATTTAAATTCTGAAGAAGTTTCATATATTCCGGTAACTGGATTATATAATCTAGATATAGATAATACTGATCCAGATGTTGTTAGAGGAATGTTTAAGTATTTACTATCTCTTGAACAACAGTCACAATTATTACAAACTCTTCCTCTTGTTAATTCTATACTAGATACATTAGAGGATCCAGCTAATGCACCAAAGACTCCTAACACTTATAGTAAAACTATAAATAGGATAAAAGGTAAACTTACTCATACTGTAAAACCGGGTGCTACTAATAATAGAGCCGGCCAAGTAAGATCTCTTATTGAAAGAGAATACTATGGTAAACAATATAGCGGTGAGGGAAGCTCTGTCTACTTAGATAAATTTATTGGCAAACTACAAAAGCTATCATCAAGAGCTTCACTAGCAGTAAACTTACCTTCAGATTTAAAAAACAGATATGGTCAGATAGTACAAAATATTATTGAATCAGCTGGTGGTGGATTTATTACTGTAAAAGATTTAGGAAAAGGTAAACTATGGGCTACTCCAGCTATGTTAGAGTGGGTAGCTAAGAGTGTATATACAAAAGGTGTTCCTGCATTATCATCTCAGATAATTGAAATGTTTGATGCAGCCTTTAAATTTGAAGATGACTTTGGAAGATCTGTCTCTAGAAACATGTCAAAGGATCTTATGAATGGAGAGTGGATGTACAACATTAGAAAAAATGCTGAAATGGAAGCAGCTTTACAACTTTTTGGTGCATTTTTAAATGCTGAAAAAGTAGAGCAAAGACTTTCTAATGGTAAGACTATCACTATTAACTATAAAGATGCATGGCAACTTAATAAAGATACTGGTATAGCTGAATTAAAACCAGGTGTTGATCCAGCATGGTATAATAGAACAGTATATCATGAGTATGTTAAAGGTCAAACACTTGAAGAAATTGCTCAAATGTATGGTGTTACTGTTGAAGAACTTCAGCAAAGAAATAAAGTTGTTAGTGCTATAGAATTTGAAGAAGGTAAAGAAATTATAATTGCTAAATCTGAGAAATTTAAACAGTTTAGAAATAAATTTCAGGGTGTATCTCACAGATTGTATGGTTCATATGATAAGTTTGCTCAAGCTGAAGGTAATATGTATTTACCATATAGAATGTTTACATTCATGAGAAAGTGGTTTATACCAATGCTTACAAACAGATGGGGAGCTGCAGTAGAAATAGAAGATGGTAAGTTCTGGAAACCAAAAATGAAAAAAAGATATGATTGGATGACCGGTAAAACTACTATGGGCTTTTATGTAAATGCATATCTTGGAATGAAAGAACTTATTAAAAGTAAAGGTAAGTATTGGGCTTATATGCCACTTGATCAAAAAAGAGATTTGATGAGAACTCTTTCTGAAGGATTATTTATAATAACTGCCGCTCTTCTTGCATCAATGCTTTGGGGTTATGATCCAGATGATAAGAAAAGATTTGATAAACTTAGAGCAAGATCAGGAGCTTTATTTACTGATGACTTTAAAACATGGGGATTTATTCAAAATCATATGCTTTTATTATTATTAGGTGTACAAGCTGAAACTTCAGCATTTGTTCCACTACCAACAATTGCTGGTGTAAACCTTGGAGCAGATGATTATATTAAAATGGTTACTACAACTACATCTGCATTTGGAAATACCATTAGTTTATATGCTAAAATATTTGAAGATGTATTCCAACTAATTACATTTAATGATAAAGCATACTATAGTAGAAAAGAGGGTGAATACTTCTGGCAACAAGAGGGGTCACCAAAAGTTATAGGTCACTTACTTAAGAGTGTTGGTATTAATGGTAACACAGGTCAAGTAGATAAGGCATTAGAAGGATTTGAAAGTGCAGGTAAATTAAAATAATAAATAATGGCAAAGGCAACAACAGGAACAGTAAGGACTTATAGAAAAGTAAAAGTAACCCGTCCAGGTGTACATGCTAAAACTAAAACTTCTAAGTCTAAAAGATCAAAAAACTACAAAAAAGCTTATAGAGCACAAGGTAGATGAGAAAAAAAAGGGGAACCCGAAGGCTCCCCTTATTTATTCATCTTCTTCACAACAGTCACAATCTTCTGACTCTTGTTCCCCATATTCATTATCAAACCATTCTCTGGCACTTGCCTTAGTTTGCATTTCATAACAACCACAATACATACTACTTGCTCCTGCAAGGTATGCTTCAATTAATGCTTTTTTAAATGCTACTGGATGCATGTCTTTTATTTTTGTAAAACTAAGTTAATAAAAAAAAAGGGGATAGCCGAAGCTACCCCCTAGATGATAAATCAATAAATCCTTATATGCTAACAAGGATGTCAAAAGAAATCTGGAACATCCTCTGTTCCAGTTTCTGTTTCATTAAAATCTAGATCAAAATCTAGATCTGTATCTTCACTATTTTCAACTACTACAACAGAAGCTTTAGTAGTTTCATTAAGATCAATTGTATCTATAACAACTGGTGCCTCAAATACATTACCTACAGGATCTGTATATTGAACAATTTTATCTTGGGGAAAAATGTCCTCAGATTTTTCTTCCTCAATTTCCCTTTCAATTGGAACTAGTAATTGATCTAACACAGCATCATCATCCTCATCTATATCAAATGGAAGTATCTCAGGTTCATTTGTGTCTTCAATGATTTCTTCTGATCGGTGCAGATCATCTGCACAGATAGTCTCATCTTGCACCACTTCTGATTCAACTTCTGCAATTTGATCAAGAATATTTGTTTGTGCTGGATCTACATATAAAGGATCTTCTACTGGTGCACTAACAGCTTGAACTGGTTGACTAACTGGTGCACTAAAGTCACAGATTGTTCCTATGAAATAATGCAAGATTCTTTGGTCTTCCATCCAAGTCTTAGGATGTGATGACTGTAATGCATTGGTTACATAGTTATAGAATGCCCATAAACTATCTGTATTAGCAAATACATGATAAGGCTTCTTCATTTGATCTCTTACAACACTAGCTTGTTCTGTAGTAAGTATTTCATACTCGGCAAATAGTACCCCTAACAGCTGTGATTGTCTCCTTCTATTTAAAGAGATAGTTTCCATTACAGCTTTATCAGAGCATAACTGAGTATAATACATATATGCATTAGTAATGTAATCATCAATAGTAGCTTTGACTTCTGTATCTGCAGTACCTGTATGTTTTCTAACCCAGCTTCCAACTTCTCCAGAGATCATGACAGAACCACTATTATTTATATATGCACCAACTACACATTTAAACTTTACTTGTTTATTATAACTGTTTGTCCAAGCAAACATCATTGACAACTCAGGATCATTATTAAAGTTTAGTTTGTAAACTCCCTGAGCAATTTGTCCATCAGCAGTACATCTGTACTCTTCATCTACAATCCCAAACCCTGCATTAGCAAGGGCTTGATAAGCATAATCAATAACAAATTGATGACTAATTACAGTATAACTAGCACCATGATTTGGTAGAGGCACACTTACTAAATGTGCCTTTGTTGTGTTTTGAATTTTCTTTGGCATAATTAAAATAAACTTAATTGATTTGTATTTGGCTCTAGAGATTCTATTTCTTTTCTAATCTTCTCTAGATAATAATCATAATTTAAATCATATTCAGAAAATGGATTATCATGATGGTTGGTATATAGAGTTTGTAACCATCTTCCAGCTTCTACTTGTATTTCCCGGCCATCAGTGTTATGTTTCTTGATAATCTTACTACCTGATTTAGAGATGAAATACCTAATAGTATCCTGAAGTTTTGTTTCTGTATATTCTCCAAATTCTATTTTATGTTCAGTAAATCTCCAATCACCTTTTATCTTGACTCCTCCACAGAAATCAAAAATGTTTAAATTTTCTTTTATAAATATTTCAGGTTTAATACCATTTACAAAATATGCATGTAAGGCTTTTGGAATAATTAAAAAACTTTTGTTCTTATGTAAAGCTAGATTATCATACTCAAATCTACCCTTACATTTAGACTTACCATCTTCAGTTACAGCAATATAATTATTTACATCACCTAGAACTATCTTACTATATGTGCCGTGCTCAAGTTCAAGATTAGTTATCTGCTCCCATCTTTTGCAAATCTCCATATATTTATCTTGATACTCTCTTGGAATCATAGTTTCAAGACCATCTGTATTCTGCATTAATGGAACTGCATTTGGAATCTCTTCACAAATCATTTCATACAACATAGTAAGACTCAACTGACCATTGATGGTAATTCTCATAGTAAACTCTGGGTCATACAAGAAACTATTCTCATCATTGCTAAGACCATAAGTAGAATTTAGAATGATCTTATATACATAGTTCTTAGGATCAGACTTTGGTATCTTCTTTCTTTCCTCAAAGAACCACTCATATAGATTACAAAATTCTTGCTGCGGCAAATGAGCTGGAGCCCATTTATTTCTTATAGCAAGATTAGGATAGAAACTTACAACATCAGATGTCATAATAACCATATCAGAGTTTGATTTATACACTTTACTTTCTCTAGCACCGTGCACACCACCAAGACCAAAGTCAGTTTTTACACCTTTATACTGTACAGAATACTTAAAACCTCCTTTAGTTTCATTTGGGAATATAACTACTTCATTAAATTTATTAAGCAATCTTTGAAAAGTAGCTGTTTCAAACTTTATATAAGGCAGAATAATATCGGCAACAGTAATTTTAGGTCTGTAAGTTCTCATGTTTCTTAAGTCCCATTTCTTTATTCCTGTTTGGTTACTTAGAAAATGAAGAAATAATTCTTTAGAAATTCTAGGTTCAGATGCTGAAAATAAATCAATATTATATTCTTGTGTTAAAGATCTACGTAAATCAATCTGCCCTTTACTAAGTTGCATAATTTGTTTAGTAGACTTGACATCATTAATACAATACCTAATAATTGGTTCTATTTGCTGAGCAACAATATGACTAGTATGATGAATTGGCATGTCTACAATGTTGTGCCAGTCCATAGTATACTGAATCCATTTTAATGAACTTCTCTTAGCTGGATTATCCCAATGATTAAGTTTAAATACATCAATCTGTCTTATCTGGAGATCTTTTTGACTAAATTCTAAAAACTCACCAGAGTTTTGTTTATTAATAATTTGTTGTGCTTTTGAATATAAATAAGCTGCAACATCCTGTGCAGACATACTGCACAGATCATTCTGTTTTCTTAATATATATTCAGTGATTTGACTATCAAAGCCAAGACCATTAAAGCTGACATGCCATTCATTAAAGGTTTTGTTCCTATTTAGAAAGTTTACTAGTTCTTCAGTGTCATTTCTAGACTCATGAACTACAAAAATTTCCCGGTCATCAGATTTAATATCTTCAAATACTGCTATGAAACAATTACTAAGAGTTTCATAGTCCATTACCCAATGTGTTTTCATAAGATTTGTTCAGTTAAGCTGTCCCCCCGTTAAGTTAAAATAAAAGGGAGTGCCTGTAAACACTCCCTTCTGGTAGAATTAAACTATTTATGTTAGTTATTCATAAATGTTTTATAATCAAACTCAGCATTAACTGCAAAAGTTTTAATTAATTCTTCAATAGCATTTAGGTCTTCTATATAGAATTCTTGAAACACTTCTATCTTGTGTCTTTCTTGTTTAGTTCCACGGTTGCCTGATATGGCAATACCGTACTCATCAAGTTTGGGCAACATATGTAAAGAAGTTTTTCTAATCTTTGATACAATAACAAAAACTTTGCTATCTGGATCAAAAATACATTCTACATAAGGACATGATTCTGCAATTGGAATCAATCTAAAAGTTTGTTTGTCTTGCCAAGTTGACTGGACAATCATCATTGTTTTTTCACTCATTTTGTTGGTTTTAACAAAGTTATTGAATTATTTTAATGTTTTCCAAATCTGCTACTTCAATAAGTAAATTTTCTTTTTCAAAATCTGGCTTATTGCATAGCTCACCAACAGATTTGAGTATTTCAACATCTACACCTAGTATTTTAGCATATGTTTCAAAATGATTTTCAGGAAACAGGTAGCTTTCTACATAAGCATAGTTACCACTTCTCTTATCAAAGAAGTCTAGAATTTTGCGCTTTGTATTTGTATTCATTTTACTGTACTTTCCATCTAGAAAGTATGACCAATCATCACTTAAATCAGAAAAATTAAAAATTGCAACTAGTTTATCTTCATCTACCTTAGTAAAATCAACAAGTCTATTATGTTTGAGTAAAATATTTTTCTCAAACTGTAAATATTCCATGTCAGTTCTTGTATGGTATACACAAACTAGTTTCATATCCTCAGAGTTTACTTTGTTTTCCCAAGAGAGATAAGTCTCACCTGGAACAACACTTGTACCTCTTTTAATGCCCAAGAGCGGATATAAAAATATCTTGGACTTCTGGAAGTATTTCCTATAAAGCGCATCAATTACCATAATTTTACAATTTTACATTACCTACTGCTAAGTCATATGGCAAGTCATATTTCTTCTCTGTATAGTGCCATACAGCCACTTCTAACACAGACTTAAAATCCTTTTGCCACTTAGACATTGTTTCTCTTGACACTTGATATGGATAAACTAAATTGTATTTGTCAATTACAATAAAGGTTACTTGTACTTGCCAAGATGTTATATCTGGTTTGCCTTTCAAAAATTTATGTGTTGCCAGTATATAATAGATAACAGCTTGAATCCAATACTTATAATACTCAACAGCATCAGGAAAATCTTGAATAGACTTGCCAGTAGTTTTTAAGTCATTAATAAATATAACTTTTGCTTGGTTGTCTATAACTACATTATCAAGGAATCCATTAAATCCAAAGGGCAACTGATCATGATCTATTTTGATATGCAACTCATTATATATCTCAATATGATCATCTTCCTCAGCTTTGTCTAATGCTAATAAAGCTCTAACATCATTATTAGTTTTTAGTATCTCTACCTGTGCTTTGCAGCCATCCAAAGTTGGTTGATCTACTACTGCTTTATCTTGACTTTGTTTGAGGAATTCAAAATACTCTTTGTTCTCATCTGTTAGAATTTTTTCTAATCTTTGAGCATCTGTTTTGAGTGATTGATAAAGATTTGCTGTAAGAAGCTGTGTGAGTATATCTGTTGAGTAGTCTTCCAAAAGTAAAGAATTATTTCCTACTGAGCAATGTATTCTAAAAATATTATCAATAATTTTTCTTTGACTATCTGTTGGAAGTTTACCCGGTAATGATACAAATTGCTCATCATACTTCTCAGGCTCAAATAAAAGACAGTGCAGAACCCGCCCTCCTACAAGGTGCGGGTCTGTACTATCCTCTCTCTGGTTGAGCACATAATGATTATAAAATAGTGCAGGAGAATATAGTAGTTTATTTAAGCCACTATAGCTAAAATAAAACTTCTCCTTATAAAATCTCTCTAGTTCATCAGAACCATTCAAAACCATTGTCATCTTTCTCTTCTATTTGATTGTTATTTGATTCTTCATCCAGGGACCCCTGTGGTGCACTTAACTCTTCTTCAATAGCTATTAGCTCTGACTTAAGTTGATTTCTCTCAATTCTAGATAATGCAGTTTCTATGTCTTCACCTAGAAGTTCTTCATGCTCTGCCTCATTAACTGGATACACTGTTGGTTCTTGGATTTCTACTTGTTCTACACCTTCAGGAATAAAATCTGGTATTATCTCATGAACATAGTTAGTATTGAGTAACTTTGCTGCTTCTTCACTAAGAGTTACACTTTTTACTTCAAAGTATTGAGTACCACCTTTTTCAGCTATCTCTTTACCATAATATTTCATTATAAGATTAACCTTATCTAAATCAAATACTTCTTTATTGATAAGAGATGTTGTCATCTCATCAATACTAGTGCTCATGTAATTCTTATTTTTACCTAGAAAACTAAGTAAAGATTTGAAATTAACATGGTTCTTGGTATGACATTCACTCATCTTATATGCATATCTTTCAAAAAGCATCTCAATAAATAGTAGACTTTCCATATAATTACAATTGGCCATAATTTCCATTGCAAGAATATGGTTGTCTCTATCTGAGCTTTCAAACATATCAGAAATCTGTAAGAACATAGATTCATCTATAGTAGCAGCATCATTACCATTAATGTACTTTAGCAATTTACTTTCATCATAAAGTTCTAGACTCAATATATCTGGAAATAAATCTTTGTGATCATCATCTATTGTATAATATGTATTAGATGAACCTAACATACTAGCTTGTATATGTCTTCTTAGTACAGGTACATTATTATTTCTTAATACACTAGCATCAGCATAATTTACAATAACTATGTCTTCAGTATAGTGTTCTAGTGCTTCTCTTAAGTTTTCTTTGTAATAATCATCCATATTACATTCAGAGTCCTCAATGATTGCCCTTAATGCAGATGTAGGTATTTTATAATACCAATGTGATGATACAATTTTATCTCTAGTATTTTTACCACGGAAAACATGTGTAGCATCTTCTATATTTCTAACTGTTTTAATACCATATTCCAAAGACAAATCTTTTAGTTTTACTCTAGGAATATTTACACCAGGAAGGAAATAAAGTTTGTCTCCTTTATTAGGGATATATTCTTTATCAACTACTGGTAAAAATTCATCACCACCCCAAGCACAATATAATGGTTGTACTTTTATAATTATTTCATTTCCATCTGTTGCCGCATCATAAATAAACAAATATTTTTTCATAGAATTTTATTTAAAAAGGGGAGTATTACCTCCCCTTATGTTTGTTTTTAATTATAGTAATGTATTTTTAAAGGGGGAAAACCCTTTATGTTTCAATTACTTAACAGCCATCTTCACCACCTCTTGATTCATCATCAATTGACTAAACTTAACTTTATTACCGTTGACAATTTCTTTAACCATATAGTATCTAAGGTCATTAGTAAATGCTTCACAATCTGTAGTAAGCTTAGCTATCCTATCTATAATTGGTTTACCAACTGCTCCTTTGTCAGCAATAGTAAGGGAATAGTTAATCAATCTGGTTGCAATTACACTAGATATATCAGCACGGAACTCATCATCTTTACCAACAGCATTGGTCAAACTATTCATAACATACTGCTCATCTTTAGTCAGGATGTCTTCAGGAGAAATAATTCTATCAAGTTTATTATTAATGAACATAGTAAACATTGAACTAAAATCAGCTCCCACAGAACCTTCACCAATCATTTGAATCAATGGCAAGTTGTCCTCAAACTTAGGAATAGAACTAATAGCATTAAAGAAAGTAGTAATTGCTCTTGGATTTATTCTTTGAGTAACCAACTCTGGGTGCATCAACATAAAGTTGATACATCTACCATCTATGTTTGCTTTCTCTGCCCACTTAGCCCATACATCAGAATCATATTTCAACTCAACAGAAATAAATCTGGTCTTCTGAGCTACATCAAGAGAAGTAACATTATAGTCACCATTATCTGGATTAGTAGTCAAGATAACATGCCAGTTCTTAGGTAGTTTCCAAGAAACATATTCTTGTCTATCCAAGATCTCCATAGTAGCCTGCATAAATCTTGCATCAGCACGAGTATAGTCATCAAGAATTAAGAAACCACCTTCTCCTTTACCTTGAATCCACTCAGGAGCAGCATGTGACATTCTCTTTCCTACAACTTTATACCCTTTACTAGTAGCTGCAGATATCTGAGATTCATTTATCCAGGTAGTTTTACCTTCAGCATTTTGTATTTGAAATTCTTTTACAGGAAACCCAACCAAGTCACCTAACTCTTCTAGCTGAGATAAATTCAGCTTTACAACCTCCATAGATAGTTCTTTACCCAACTGCATGATTGCAGAAGTTTTACCCAAACCAGCATCACCCTCAATATTAATAGCCACAGGTACTTTACCTTCAGACTGAATATGTTGGTTATTCTTAACCATATGCTTAATAAAGTTTTTCAACTCATCTACGTTCAACTGTACTTGATTCATAATCTTTCTTTTTATAGTTCTAATTTAATTACTTTACCTGGTAAATCTTCATTCATATAAGATCTTTCTGACAAAACCCACAGAGTATTACCTCTAGGTTTTACAGAATAACTACATTCCCCGTCTGTAAAATACACCAGGCTTGTGTATTTCTTCAGGTTGGCATTAAAATATTCTAGGACAGGATCAAATTCAGTCCCACCTCTGCCTTGTACAGCCATTTCAAATTTACCTTTGTAAGGCTCAACAGATCTAATCATTGTATCACACTGTACAACTGTAATATCTACACCACATTTATAGATGTGATAGATTTCACTCATAAATTCTTGAAGTTCCGCATCACTTACAGATCCTGAAGTATCAATGGCCAACAACATATGTTGTCTCATTTTTACTTTAAGACCAGGATTAGCCTCAAATCTACGGTTCTCTTTTCTTCTAATTTTCTTAGTAAATACTTTAGTACTTACACCAGTAAATCTTCTAATATATCCCCGCCAATTAAATTTAGGCTTGACAACTTCTTCAATAATAATTACTCCTTCAATTTCTCCAGGAACTGTACCTCTTTTCTTAAGAGTTTGTTCTTTAGCATCACTAAGAACTTTCTGTAATTGTTTCTCAATTAACTTTTGCTCAGCTTCACTAAGATCTTCAAACTCTTCCCATGTACTATGATCAGGAATATTACCAGACTCAATATTGTCTAGTAACTGATCCATAGCATCACTACCAGATGTACCATTCTTATTTTTCTCATCCTGTAGTTGTTTCAGCTTGTCATAATAATATCTACAACCAGCTTTTCTATCAAGATTGTGCTCTTGATAGTTATCTATATCAATACCACCTTCTGGCAACCAAGACTTATCAATATATTGATTAATCTCCATATCCAT